GAACTAAAAAAGAATCAGAAATATCAAGACGATGTAAAGTCTGGAGCTTTCGGAGAGAAAGGTCTTTTCGGTTACATGAAAGATGCTCACTCTAAGTGGAAGGGCGTTGAAGGAGACGACAACTGCGAAGGTCTTGTTAAAGACATGATGCGTAAAGCACGTGAAGCTTCAAACAATCAGTATGGCGATGTTCATGACGATATCAAAACATTCTTAGATGAATATTTGAAACTTGCAAAACCCAAGATTCCTTGGAATCGCGTACTTCGTTTGTTCGTAAGTTCTGCGGCTGAAAGCACCTTGGGTTCTACAATCATGAGAACTTCTAAGAGATATGGCACTCGTCCAGGAACAAAGCTTGAAGAGATTTTGAATATTGCAGTAACGATTGACACTTCCGGGTCAATTTCTGAAGAAGATTTGCTTGAATTCTTTTCTGAGATTAAAGCAATTTGGAAGAATGGTGCTGTGGTTGAAATCATTGAGGCTGACTGTGCTGTTTGCAGAACGTATCAGTTTAATGGAAAGTTTGATGGTTCCGTTACTGGTCGTGGTGGAACAGACTTAGAACCAGCTTTGAAATATGTGGACGATAAGCGCAAGTTTGATGCTCACATTTATTTCACGGACTTTTATGCTCCGAAAATCACCAAGCGTTACAAGACTCCTACTCTTTGGGTGCTGACTTCAGAAATGGATGCTTCAGAACATCCATACGAGTGGGGCAAAAAGGTAAACCTTAGAAGTGGAAGACCAGTTTAATATATTAGTCGTAGATTCTACGACGTTCGATCAACATATTGGAGAGGAGTACGACGAAATAAAAGAGGTCGACTCCTCTCCTTCTATTTCTAAAAGAGAGGAGTATTTCCTTTATTTTAGAGGTATAATAAGGTCAATATATCATGATGTTTCAAAGCAAATCGTGATAACATGCGACACACAAGAAGATACATATTTTCAAATGTTTGAAGACCTTCTAAGTATAATGAAGGAACAAGAAAACATTAGCTTCATAGTAACAAAATAGGAGAATCAAAAGATGGCAAAATTTACTGCCTTTAGTGCAGAACCGGATGCAAAAGAAATTCTTATCAAGCTCATTGATAAATATCCAACCCTTTACAGTCATATTGATCCAGAAAAGATTGGATTCGTCAGAAATCTAAAGAAGAAGTCAAAGATTCCAATTAAGGTTTCGAACGTAACATACCCAAACAGTATTTGGAATGACAATATTTATGTGTTTGAAATTTTCAACGACTGCTGGGCTTGTCTTGAACCTAAGCAGAAAAATATCGCTGTCGCTCAGGCAATGTGTGCTTTGCATAAGGATGGTTTTCAAGAGACAAGCAATGGATACGCAAAGATTATCAGACCTGATATTACAACCTATATGGAAATTTTCGTCTTAGCGGGTGGCGTTCCTAACTGGTTAGAAAATGCAAGTGCGATAGATCCTTTAGCATAATGAAAACTGTTTCGGCAATAAGACTGTTGCAAATATCTTCACTCTATGAATGTGTAGATTATACTTGGACAGAAAAAGTAAAAACTTTTAAGTTTTGGAACATGTTGTCGAAAAATGTAAAAATTGTTTCAACAACTAATTTTGCATTAAATAAGTTTCCTAGCTTAGAATATGAACTAGCTTTCTTAGTCGATGTAAGAGATTCTAAGTTATTAAAAAACAAACTTTTGCTAGATTCTGAAAAGAAAATATAGGTCATTATCTAAATAAAATTAGCCGTAAGTGTAAAAGCTTACGGCTTTTTTGTATAATAATTTATGGAAATTGATGTAAATGATATAAAAAAGTTCGTAAAGCGTAGAATTAATTTTCAGAAAAAGAAGAATTTACCGGCAAAGAAACTTACTATTGAAGAACTGATTTCTGTTTTGAGACGTGTTGGTGGTACAAACCGTATATCAGAAAAGGACTATAACAAGAAAAGAGATAAAGGAGATCCTAATTCTTTGACTTTTCATCGTAGGTTTGGAAGCTGGAATATGGCTTGTGAAGTTATTTGGGGCAAACTTCCCATTGAGATGATGCCACAAGAATATGATGAACTATATTTTGTAAAGTTGGTCAACGAATACGATATTAGGTCTATTCAGCAGTATGATGAAAAAAGGAAAAAATATCCTGAACTCTTTCCTTCGAAAAAAAGAGTGACTAATCTTTTCAAAAACTTTACAAATTTATTCGCTGCTGCAAAAAAATATTCTTTAGACAAGCAAATTTTAGAATGTTTGAAACTTAAAAACAGATTAGGTCGGTTTCCAACGATTCAAGAATATTCTTTAAATGGCGTAAACATGACAATGTTGCTTAGCAAATATGTTACTTTGGCGAATATCAATAAACTCATAAGACTTTTAGAGGAGGGGGCAAAAAATGAAATTGCAAAACGAAATAAAATCGAAAATGCTGAATATGATGGACAGACTGATAAAAGATCGGAAAAGAAAATGTTTAAGTCGTTTGCCGATCAATTGCATTCATAATGAGAAAGTTCGAATTCACGGGAACGGTTATGTTGGTTTATGTCAGGAAGAAAGTAGAAAAACTTCTTTAAAGTCTGGAATTTTTGTTTGTGAAAGCACAGAAGTATGCGATTCTTGCCCATTATATGTATGTAAACACACAGAAATATCTGTTGAACAAGATTTTAATGATATAATAAGACAACCATCAGTTTGTGGACAAGAGTATCCTAAATTAGCAATGCTGCTATGGGTTCTAGACGGGGATATCAAAAAAACAAAAAGCTGGAAAGAATCTATCAGGAGTTTTTTTAATGGCCTCAGAAGGAAATAAAGTTTGGTATTGTTTGGTTATAAATTCATCTACCCATCATGGTAATTCAGATAAGGTGGTTAGTGAAATAACTTCTGTTTTAAAAGCAGCAACGTCTGAAATTTTTGTTATCAATGATAAAGAACTGATGAAGACTGGCGAATATTTTATCTTTGCTGAAGGGAAAAATGTTCTAAAAAAGAAAGATGAACTTGTAAAACTAGCAGGAGTGATAAGAATTATTTCTGTTGGGGAACAACCTTATGCTTTTACAGAAAAAGAAGTTTCAAGTTTTACGAGGTCAATTGAAAAGAAAGATAAAATAACTACTTTTAAAAAAGGTGATGTTGTTTTTATTAAAGAGGGATCACTAAAAAATTTGTTTGGTTTGGTTTGTGGAATTCAAAAAACAAGAGTTAAAATTTTAATGAGATTTTCAGTAAGAAACTTTTTTGTATATCTAGAACCAAAAGTTTTAAAACGCGAAAAAAGTATTTTCGAAAATCAGCCACCGAATATAGATAAGAAAGAATGGTTTGAGAAATTTGTAAATTAAGGAAATTATGTCACTTCAAGTAAACTATATCGGTAAAGACATTGAAAATGTTAAAGGCGTAGAGGAGGAAGGAGAAGATTCTCCTTATTTGTCTCTCGACAATATTAAATATTTTAAGCCTATGTTTTCGTTTTTGAATCCAAAAGATAGAGATATCCTCTATCTTATTTTTCTGTCAAAAAAGAAACAGAAGGAAGTTCAAGATATAATGCAAAGAGGACAGCCAAGTCTTTGCTATGATATTAAACAAATACGAAAACGCCTAAAATGTATTTCCTACTTGCAAAGCGTCTATGACATTTTTACAAAATTTGTAACAGAAGATTCAAAACAAATCATTGAATCGGATTTAAAACCAGCCTTTACTGATCAAGAAAGAGGAATTATGACACTCATGTTTTATTCCACTTCTTATATTATCACAGCAGAAACGTTGAAAATGTCACAAGTAAAGATAAGTTCTACTTTTGATAAGTGTATAGATAAGTTGAGAAAACATAAGCTTTGGGAACTATATGAAATTTGTTATACGATTCGTGACAATCTAAATATCGTAAAAAGAACATATAGAAGAAACGGCGTTATATTAGACGAAGCTATAAATTATTAGAAATCACATATTTTTTGATAAAACCATCTATTTTTAAGGTTTCATTATAAACCACGGAGCAAAATTAATGTCTCAAACAGCACTTTCAAAAGAAATTCAACTTCTAAAAAAGAAGATTGCCGCAGTAGATACTCAAAGTATTACTAAGGACGACGAATTTTCGTTTACAAGTTTCACATGGCATAGTTCTGTTGGCATAGATAGCTTTCTTAGCCATTCAAAACGCTATGTAGCAAGTCTTCCAGCAGATAGCGAATATGTCGCTCAAATGTTTCGTACTGCTGGACGTGGCGGGGATAACCGTGAAATTCTTATTCACAAGACAAAACACTGTCTTTGGAAGTTTTCTGATGATAATTCAAGAATTGAACCTATCTTTGCTAGTGATATTTTATCTCTAGAAGATTTACAAGAAGATATTTCCACTATTGAGAATGAGGGATAATCATGGACTTAAAAAATTATTTGACAGAACCAGTACAGCTTAAGCCAGATTTTGCCTGGTGGTTAGATGGTTTAACACATAGAGAAGACGGTGGAAATTATGACGTTAAGAAAAATGAAAGAAACCCACACGAATGTAAAGATGAATTAGACATGCAGTGGGGAGAAGGCGGTTTTGTTATTACCGAAGACAATAATGTTCCAGCAACGAAAAAGTTTCTTGATCATAAAGTAGCGACACAGACTATAATTGTTGCACAAGTAAGATCAATGATGAACGCCGGAGCAAAAGAAAGTGTTATTCGTGATTTCTTAGCATCAACTCAAAAACCAGAAATTATCAAGGCTTGCGGTCAAGAAATTGATAGACAGTTAAAGCTTACTGGTAGCGTTGGTCGTTTTGTATTAGATGCTCGCGGATATAAAAACTGTGATGCTGCTATGAAATTTGCATCTAAGAATCCTTTTAAAAAATACATGAAGTTCGTAATAGGATGTAATTGCGGAACTCATGTCACAACCCAAAAATCTAAAACCGGTTCTTATACCGCATCTGAATCCTCCGGAGATGCAATTACTGATTTCTTAGGAGAAGATTCGGATCATGATAAGAATGAAACTTATCAGGCTTGTCCGACAACTGGTTTTCAAGTTATGAGTGGACAAGGCGATATTGATGAAGATTGGGCCGGTAACACAATGATTGACGTTATGAATGCTGCTGTCCTAGACAAAGAACAGGGTAAAAGTTTTACGGCAAGTAACGAACAACCATACATGAAGCTTAAGAAATTTTTCATTGCTCTAGATTCTGGTTTAATTAAGCCCGAAGTAGAGAATAGAGATTATTCTGAAAAGTGCGATGATTTATCACAGGCTCCTATGGGTATTGGATTACAACAGGCTCTTGATATGGGCGATGTTGATATGAACAAGAAAGATAATGAAAGCATGATTATTGTTGTTCCAGAACCAGAAGTTAATACTCCTGTTCCTGTAACTAATGGCGTTGCTGGTTTTGACATGCAACTCGAAAATCCAGAAACAGTAAATGTGGAACTAGAAACAGCAGACGATGAATCAATTGTTTTCAAAACACAAGATCTTCCTATAAAAGAATCTCTTCCTATGAATATCAATGAAACACCAATGAATATTGACCTTAAAAACGATAATGAAAATATGGATATTGGTTTTGGGATTAATGATGAAGAAGATTATTTCGGCGGTTCTGGAGAAGTAGAATTAGAAGATAAGCTTAATTCTTTAGAATTGCCGGTAAGTTTTTAACGCTAGGCGAAAATATTATGAATGAAACAGTAGAAGTAATGGAATCAGTAACGATTCCAGATAAAGTTGATTTAACTAAAGTTAGTGTTTCTAAACAACTAGCTTTTAGAGATCAAAAAATTAGAGATCACTATAAAGGTGATACTCTTACAGAGCTTATAAATTCTGACGATTTAAGTGTTGAAGATCTTATGCGCGCGCTCTTATCTGAAATTCTTAGAGAGGCAGATAATCTTGCCGGAAATAGAGTTATTGCGGATGAAAACGGAAACATAGAAAGTTCTACTGTTATTTCTGCAAAGCGTGTTGAAATTGTAGAAAAAGCATTGAAAGCTATTATGTCGAAGAAAGAGTTTGAGGCACAGAATAGTATTGATGTTGAATCTCCATCAATGAAAATAGTATTCCGTTATTTTCTGGAAAAATGTCAAGAAAGCTTCGATAAAGCAGGAATGAGCGCGGATATTTCAGATACGTTTTTCCGTTGCTTTAATGATGTTAGCACGCTTTGGAAGAAAGAACTAAAGAAACGTATTGCAGAGATTAAAACATAATGCAAAACATTATAGAAATATGTGAAGATAAAAACGGCTTTGACATAGAATTATCCCCTTTTAAGAAAATTGTTTTAAAGCTTTTCTATGGATTAGAACTAGACGATATAAACATTATCGAAATAGCTGATGAAGGAAATGGGTTTTTGCTTCATTCAACAGAAAAAGAAGCGGCTAAATATTTACAAGAAAAAGGTTTTTTGTCTTGTTGTGAATCAAATAAAGAAAAAACAAGATTGTTTTTAAATGCATCTAGACAAGCAGGAAAATCTTTTCTTGGTGCTGTAATAGTTGCTTATGAATTATACAAGGTTTTAAATATTTCGAATCCTTGTTTATATTACAATTTACCACAGGGATCTAAAATAAGCTTTACAATGATTGGTTCATCTCTTAATCAATCACAACATAACATGGCAAACGTAGCAAAAATCATTAGAAAGAACAAGTTTTTACAATCTAAAATCATTGGTTACACCGTTGATAAGATTACGTTTACTTCCGATTCAGATATTACCAAACCAACCATTGAATTAATTTGTGGAAGCATTAATTCTTTACGTGGAATTAATTCCATTTGTGTTTATATAGATGAAATTGAATTTATTTCTGGAGATCCATATTCTTGTTTGGCTCCGAGTACGAATGGATTTAGCGGAGACGGTAAAGTTATTTGTTTTTCAACACCTGGTATCCATTCTTTCTTTTCTCGGTTTGAAAAAGAAACAGACGAAAATTTGTTATCTATTAAGGCAGGTTTGTTAATGATGAATCCACCAACTTTTAAACAGGGTTAAAATGGCAACTGCAAATAATATATTAGGCGATTTAACAAACGAATTTATAAAAGGATCTGAATCTGAAGTTGCTGATATTATAACTTTCGTAGAAGCAAGTTGGGGATTTAATATCAAACTTAGACCAGCTCAAAGAGTTTTGTTAAAAGCGTTTTATGGAATTCAGTTAGATGATGTAAATCAGTTTCCGATTTATGACGTTATCAAGGAAAGGGTAACGGGTTCTTTTACAGAAAAGACTTTCATGAAATGGATGTATGACACCAAACGCTGTAATTATCCAGATGTTCCACCTTTTCAAATGAAAGAATTGGTTTTGGTTGCCGGTCGTAGAAGTGGTAAGTCTTTGATTTCAGCGTGTATTATCGGTTATGAATTATACAAGCTTGTTAAAAAGGGAGATCCTGCAAAGTATTACGGAAAACCAGCTCAGGCTTCCATTAAGGTTTTGAATGTTGCTCCTACAAACGAACAAGCAGAAGTTGTGTTTGATGCGGCAAAGACGGCCGTATCAAGATCGCCTTTCTTAAAAAACAGAATGTTGAGTGATACCCAAACATACTTTTCTTTGTTTACTGATGAAGATATAAAAAACGGGAAAAACAAAGCAAGTCTAAGTTTTATCACGGGTGGTTGTAGTAGTAATGGTCTTCGTGGACATGATGCAATTGTCGTATGTATGGACGAGATGGCCTTTTTCTTAACCAACGGTGGTAAATTCTCCGGCGAAGAAGTTTATGGAGCCTTGACTCCTTCAAGCAAAGGTTTTAGTGGTGACGGTAAGGTTATCTGTATTTCTTCACCATATGCAAAGTATGGAAAGTTTTTTGAAATGTATAATGCCGGAATGGAAGAAAAAGACTCAAAAACATTAGTATTTCAGATGTATACGGCAATGATGAACCCGGACAACATTAGTTCTGATGACTTAAAAACAGAACGTCGTAGAAACAGAAACAAGTTTATTGCAGAATTTGGTGCTGAATTTTCTGATGCTGTTTCTGCCTGGATTGATGATCCTAATGAATTTATGGAATGTGTAGATGTGTCTTATCCTAAACCAAGAAAAGGAAAATATGATACAAGATATTATGCTGGTTTAGATTTGGGCTTTAAAAATGACGGAACAGCTTTATCTATCGTTCATGATGAAGACGGAGTAATTACTTTAGATTATGCCAAGGTTTGGTTTTCTGGAAGTTCCGATATTTGGGATTTTGACACATCTATTTATAGTAAATGCGATACATTTAAACATTTGAATGTTTTAAAAATGGAAGACATAGCAGAAGAAATAAAAGAGATTAACAGATGGTTTCCTATTAAGAAAGGAATTATAGATCAGCATAATGGATACGGATTAATGGAAATGTTTGAAAAACAAAACATTAAATATTTTTCTCTTGAGAATTTTAATGATACTCTTAACTCTGAAATTTACGAAATCACAAAACGTCTATACGCAGAAAAGCTAATTCGTTTATTTGAAGACCCCGTTTTAATTCCAGAACTGATGATGCTTGAAGCTGAAAAAATAGGCAGTGGAAAATATAAGTGCGACGTTAGAGCTCCAAGAAGAAAAGGAGCACATGACGATATTTCCGAATCTTTTGCTAGAGCGGTCTGGTTATGCTATCAAGATAAGAGAAGTGCTGAAGGTCAAAAGAAAATTGTATCTAGACCTTTAGGTTTACCTATGCAGTGCAACAGACTAGATACGTTAATGAATAGATACAGAAATGGCAACAATCAAAGACAATTACCGATAAATAGAAGATATTTTTAAGTAGAATAAGAATAGAGGAAAGTATATATGAATATGGATCAGTTAAAACAGATAGGTAAAGCAGAAAGTAAGCTTGCAAAAATCAAAATAGATATAATCAAAGAAAAGTTAGCGGAATTTGCAGATGAACCAGAAGTTGCGAAAGCCCTTGATTATATGTCTAGGTTTAATCAAGAACTTCCAGAAGGACATCCTGTTTTCAAAAGAATGGAAGAGTTGAAAATACAGAAAGATAATAAAGCTCTTTTGAAGAATGAAATTACTATCCAAACCGAATTAACCAAAAAGTCTTGGGCAGAAAGAGATAAGAAAATACAAGACCAAGACAAGGCAAGAGACGAAGAAAATGCCAAAAAAGTAGAAGAAGCAACGCTGCAATATAATCAGATGATTGAAAATCTTGAAAAAGAAATGGATAAAACTTTTGATTTTCTATCTAAGAATCAAAGGGTATTCACTACTGATTTTAAAAAAGCAGCCAGCGTATTAAAGGCTAGGAGATTTTTAATAGCAATGAAAAATGGATTTAAATTGGCGAGGATTAAATAATGAAGAAGAAAACTAAAAGACAGAGTAGAGCTTCTGTTCCGGCATTAGCGAAACAATCTGTAGCAAAACTAGAAGGAGAAGTTTATGCTTCTAGTCTTCCTCATTCTAAAAATATAAAGCTTGGAAAAGCAGACGAACTTAAAGCAAGAATTGCCAAGAAAACATTAATGGCTGGTGGCTTTAGCAGAGAAGCCGGTATGATGATCGACGGCATGAATACCACAAGCACATCATATGCTCCTGGTTTTGTACAAGAAACATATAGAAATTCTTATGCTTCTGGTCTTGGATATAAGTCCGGAGTATATGATGTTCCTACTTTCGTACAGGTCATGAACCAAAAGAATGGAGGAATGTTACAGTTCCCGGCATCTTTGCAAGAAAGATATTCTTGGTATCGCTGGTATGCGCGTTCTGAGCCATTAGTTTCAAGAGCGTTGGATTTGCTTTCAGATCTTCCTATGTCTAAATTAAGCCTTCACGTCCCTAAGCATGTTCCTGAAGGAATGAAGACAGAAATAAAAGACTTTTTTGAAGAACAAGTACGTAAGTTGAATCTCTTTGATTTGTGTGGAAATATTCTTTACGAACTTAATTGTATTGGAAATACTTATCTTTTCTGCGAATGGGATAATGAAAATAAAATGTGGGAACGTATTCAAATGCTTCCACCAGAAGAAGTGTTTGTTTTTGAAATTCCTTTCAATGACGAAAAGAGAATTGAATATCGTCCAAGACGTTTAGTATCAATGATTTTGGGAGCAACAGGAAGTTTACAAAATAATGAATTAGAAGATCAGATTGTGGAAGCAATTCCACAAGAGATTAAAGATAGTATTAAGACAGACGGGTGTATTTTACTTGATTCTAATTCAATGAATGGAAGTTTCTGTCATCATATCGCACGTCGTAAGGCACCTTATCTTGATCTTAGTGCAAGCTTGCTTGACAGAGTTTTAGTTCCTTTACAGTTGAAAGACTTTTATAAATTCACTCAAATGTCTTTGGCTTCAAGAAACATGACCCCAAAGAATTTAATCATTGCTCCAAACTGTACTCCAGAAGAACTTGACGAATTAAGAAACCAAGTAGACTTATCCTATCTTGATCCTGATTATTCTATCGTATGTAACTTTGATGTAAGATGGGAAACTATCGGAAGCAGAGACCGTTTACTTGAACTTCAATCAGAATACGAAAGATTGGATAACGAAATCTTTGCAGCTATGGGAGTAACCAGAGAATTACTTACTGGTGAAGGTTCCTATTCGGGAACGAAGATTACGGTAGAAATTTTACATAGTATGTTTTTACATTCTCGTGAAATTTTGGTTGATTTCATAGAACAACAACTGTTTATTCCAATTTGCGAAAAGAAGAATTGGTTTGAAGTCGGTAAGAACAAAATTAAGAAATACTTTTATCCGAAAGTTGGTTTTAATCGTCTTACCATCAGAGACAATGCAGAAGTGTTTGATTCTCTGTTTCAACTTTATCAGAAAGGTTCATTGCCCGTTGAAGTTATTTACGATTTGTTTAATCTCGACACAACCGAAATTGACGAAAAGCTTTATAAGGACTTGTTTACCGTTCGCGATGCAACCTTTAACGAACTTATTAGAAATGTTCTTTCTGAATCTGGAAGAGGTTTGGTTGAAAATTCAGATGTTACACAAAAGATTGCAGACTACCTAAAACTTAAGTTTGAAAAGCCAGCAGAAGAGGGTGCTGGCGGAATGCCAGGAATGGAGCCAGGACAGGCCCCAGCTGAACCCGAAGGAGCGGGTGCTGGACAAGACATGGACCTAAGTACGCTCGTAGAAAACAGCCTTGGAGATCAGGCACAGACACAGCCAGAAACAGGAACAGAAAAAGAAGATTCAACAAATTTTGATACTGGCGACTCTATTGAGGACAAGGCAAATGAAATTGCGGGTGAACTTCCAAGCACGGCTACACCAGAATCCATAATGGAAAAGATCCTTCAGAAGAAAATTGAATGGGAAACCTTAACTCCAGAAGAGCAAGATTCTGTTACAAAGCTTATTGTGAAAGATTTACCTCCGAATTGTTCTGACGAGGATATTATTAAAGAGATCCATCTTAAAACAAGAGGTATTCTAAAGTGAAATTCAGTGATAAAGTAATCATAGCGGGCTTAAGAAGCGTTTATGCTAAAGACCTTTCTGACGAGGAAGTTCTTTCTCTTTATAAAAAAGTGAAGGAAAAGCTTGAAAGCCAAAACAAAGACGGCAATCAAGTTTTAGATGGAACAACTTCTGGACCAGAACCTCAGGAAGGTGACGAGACTGGATTACTTAACAAAGAAAATCTTCAAGGACAACAGCCAGAAACTCCAGCAGACAAAGCTGCTCCTTTGCCTGAAACTCCTATTAATGAAGTACCACCTCCTTCTGCTGAAAAAATGGATGGTTCAAATGTAAATCCAGAATCTTCAGAAGCCGAAGTAGATGAAAGCATTGATCAGCTTTTAAATGACTTAGGTCTTGGAGACACCCCTCCAGAGGAGACACAGCCAGCCGAAGTTCCTGCTCCAGTAGAAAAAACAGAAACCCCCGCAGAAAAGCCAGAAGCCCCTGCTGATGCTCAGCCCGAAAAAGTTCCAGCACAGACAGAGGAAAAGCAAGCTTCTAAAAAAGTTAAGATTTCTGCAGAGGATATTGATGAATTGATTGCAAGCATGGATTTAGAATCTACAGAAAATGTTATTCCTGAAGAAAAGAATGAAATGGTGAACAGACTAACGGATAAAATAATACAGGACGATCCTTTTTCTACAAAGAACTTTATCACGGCTGCACAGGGATTACAAGTAAACCGCAAAGACAAAGACATGATGGCAGACGGAATTATCAAGCCGAAGTATGATGAAACCGATTTAGTAAAACCACCGCGTACAGAGTGCAGAGATCCGAATGGTGTCAGATATAAGAAGAACGAAGACAATAGAGATCCAGATACAGACAGTGACCCAGACTTAAAAACTGCCGCATCTAGCAACCATAAAGATTTTGATACAAAGAAAGAGGCTTTGGACTTTTTAAAAGATCATGGATTAATGTCTGTCGGATGGAAAGAGGGAAATAAGAATAAAGTTGCTATTTATTGGAATGGAAAGCTTCATATAGAAGATGCCGGCACTAAAAAATATTGGTGATAAATGATAATCACTAAACTACAAATTTAAATAATGAATATTGAAAAAATAGCCAAAAACATCTTTGCTTCTTTTGCAGAAAAAGAGGTTGAACGATTTTTAAAGGTCTTTCTAAAAGGCACAAAATTTCAAGGAAAAGCTTGGGGTGTTGGCGGATATGTCAGGGATGAAATCTTAGGCATTGACGCAAAAGACTTGGATATTGTGGTTGGACTAAAAAATGGAGCAAAAGATTTAACTGCTCTTATTTTTCGCTATTTTCCAAAAGAGGTTACACACCCAACAAATATGGGAGCTTATCCGATTTGGCAAATTACGTTTAAAGAAAACATTGATCTAAACGGAGAAACATATAAAACAGAAGGTGCCGTTATTGAGTTTGCAGATTCTATGAAAGAATCATATCCTGATGCAAATTCAAGACAGAGAAATGTTGAATCTGCCCCAATCGAAGATGATGTAAAACGTCGTGATTTCACAGTAAATATGATGCTTAAAGATTTGAGCACCGGTGAATTCGTGGATTTAACCGGAACTTCAAAATCTGACATTGAAAAAGGTGTTTTACGCGGACATCCAGATGTTGATTTTAATGAGATTTTAAGGCAGGACCCATTAAGAATGTTGCGCCTCGTGAGGTTTATTTGTAAGTACGATTGGACGACTCCGTTATCCGTATTAAAAGCAGTAAAAGCGAATGCGGCCAGAATTGAAGTTATTTCAGAAGAAAGAATCAGAGATGAACTTATCAAGATAATGAAACTTGGTAAACTTGCAAAAGCTATTAAGTTTTTTGATTCTACTGGTTTGCTTAAATACATCTTTCCAGAAATTCAAGAACTTAAAGGTGTTCAGCAAAATGCTACACATCATAGCGAAGGAGATGCTTATCGTCACACAATGATGGTTCTTCAAAATTCAAAACCAGGAATTGAAAGTCAACTTAGCGCACTTCTACATGACGCAGGTAAAGCTTCTACGACAGAAGTTATTGAAGGAGCAATTCATTCTTATGGACACGAAAAAGTAAGTGGAGAAATTGCTGAAGCGGTCTTGCGCAGATTAAAGTTTGATTTAAGCACAGTTAAGAACGTTAGGAAAATTGTAGAAAACCACATGAAACCACATGCCTTAAGCAGTGCTGGTTCTGTTGGAATTAGAAGATTTGTTCGAGAAGTCGGAGAAGAACTTGTCGATGCTATTTTAGACCTTGCACATGCTGATGAACAAGGTAAGCTTCCAAGAGGAAATAATGTACCAGCTCTTAAAGAAAGAATTGACGGAATTAGAAATTATAAGATTCCCGTTAAAACAAAAGCAGTTTTGAATGGAAACGAAATTATGAGCATTCTAAATGTTAAGGGTGGACCAATTATTAAGCAGGTAAGTGATTATTTGCTAGAAGCAGAAGATGATATGGCTGTTCAGGGTAAAGAGCTTACAAAAGAAGATGCTGCAAAACGCATCTTGAAAAAATTTAAACCGGAATAAATTATGGCAGAAACTACAGAAGATTTAGAAAACATGATTAGAATTGATGAAGGTATTGACGACCTTTTGGAAATATTCAATGATTTGCTAGAAGATATTGAGAAAATCGAACCTAAAAATGTTCCACAACAAGCTTCTAAAGACAAGATGAAAGAAATCTTAGAAAGAGCCTTTATGCCATATCTTTCTGAATTGATCCAATGTAATCAAGTTTTTGAACAAGGCACAGAATAATTTTGGATAAGAAATGTATTTATATCTGAATTCATATATTTAGATAAGAGGCATTATGGCAAGAATTCAAACTAAAACATACGAAACTTCTTATGCACAAAGAGCCCAGGTTGGAAGAATTGTAGTACAGCCCGGAAAATCTTTAGAAGAAGCAGAACACCACAGATATGAAGTTGTAAGAGATTATCATATTCCGGTTGGAAATCCAAACATAGAAGCTATGTTAAGAGAGAGTAGTTATCAGGGAGATAATTATATGATAGGAAATCCGGTTTGTAATTTACCTATTTTTCCCGATCCGGTTATTTTAAAGACAGAAGTTATTACAATTGAAGGTGTTCATGCTCAGGGGACACATACTTTAATTACAACCGAAGATAACGATGTTATAAAAAATGCTAAATCAACCGGTGGTCAACTTTTTGATCTTCCAGAAGAAATAGTGGCGATATAAATTGAGAAAGATTTTAACAGTCTTGTTTCTTTTTGGTTGTTTAAGTCTTCAAGCACAAAACAGACCTACACCATTAGAAAACGTTGTCTTAAAAACAGATGCAAATGTTAATAATCAAAAATTAACAAATGTGAATTCTATTATTTTTTATGACACCGGAACTAACTTGATTGTTAATCTTTCTACTTTTATGAACCTGTTTGAAGGAATATCTAAGAAATTAGTTAATAAAGACTTTGTTTCTCAGTATCTTATCGTTAGCAATGGACATCCTTATATGGTAACATCAAATTCAACGAGAGAGGTTACTTTACAGGGAGACACTAGTTTTATTCGTCAGATGGAGCCAGTTGCAAACGTAACGAATATGAATGTTTACGGAGAATTAATTATAGCTCAGACTTCTACAATTGACAATAGTAACTATTCACTTACTCAACAAGACCTTACAAACGGTGCATTAAACAAGCTAGTTGTGAAAGATTTGTTTCTTAGTGGACAACATTTTACGGCTTTGGGTTCTCAAAACTTTTCATTTACAAATACTGTAACCGCTCTTGATGTTCTTCCCGTAATTAAAAACGCCATAACTCTTCAGTCTCAAAAGTTTTGTTTCCATGAATGGTCTTTTTATGTTTCTAATGAAGGAAAATTCAAAATGGGGAAAATTTATTTTGCGACGGTCAATACAAATTCAGCCAGAATTATCGGAGATGTTTCTGTTGAAATATTAGGTGTCGATTCTAGTATGGTAAATTATCAACCAACAATTATTGTTACAAACAATCTTATAAAGGTTTCAATGAACGGAATAGGTTATTGGAATTTTTGGGGCTTTAGTAAAGAACAGGGGTTTTAATGATAAAGGAAATAAAAATATCACAAGTCCTGTATGATTCTTTAGCCACAAAAGATTCAGAGGCTGTTTATATTACAGACGAGGGTAATCTTTATAAGGGAAACGATAAGTATGTTTTAGTTTCCGATTTAAATCCTTATCTTAAGCCCGATATTGAAAACATTGTAACAGTTACCAAAATAAAAATTGGTAACTTTGTTTTATCTGACAACAACGGAATATTGGAAGCGTTAAATCTTATCACTTCTGATGTGACAGAACTTACTATTGGTTAAATATGAGCGATATACCACAATTAACTTTCCCATATCCTACAGTAGGAAAAATCAAAAGGCCAGACGGAGAAGGCTGCACTGCTTGTATTCATAAAAGATATTGTGGTGCATATTATTGGTATATTCGTTTTCAAGAACGAACTATGAGCTCTGATTTTGGATGTGCGTGTAATTCGTTTTCTTCCGACAAAATAGAAATTATTAGGGAAAAGAATGAAGGAGATTTTTACCAAGTTGATAAATGGACTATTGATAGAATTTTACAAGAACCTAATCAAAATGGATGTGATGAACCATGAGATATAAACCAGCATTTGTAGATCAAAACAATAAATTAACACAGCCTATTACGGTTGAAACAGAAAACAGTATTTCTATTGTTGACGGAGCCTCAACAAAAGGAATAGGAGATTATTTAACAGAAGTTTCAACACTTTCAACTGCGGTTCAAGTTGAGGATTTGAATGATAGAGTTACAGAAATAGAATCAATTCTTGATGTGATTCCAATTACTGGAAATGCTTTTTCTCTGATTCTTCCAAATGTTTTGGTTATTAGCGAAGATACAGTTTTTAACAAACCAGCGGTTCCAAACTATGTAATTGAAATATATGCAAGATTTTTAACGAATGCAACAATTTCTTTTCCGTCCGATCCTCTTCATGTTGGAGATAACGGAGAAAAGGTTTATATCAAAATCATTAATTTCGGAACAGAAAGAATTATTCAAACAACGAGCTTAGTATAAAATGAGTATAGAATCAACTGATGCAATTTTTATTAGAGAAATGAAAAGAATTCGCCTTGCCGCGAAATATCCTATCAATCAAAAAAACAAGCTTCCTCTTAAGCCAATGGTTGATATGGCTTATCACGGTAAAAAGACTCCTATTTCCGTAGACGTAAGAGTCAAGCTAAGAGATGCTGCGATGACAAAAAAGGTCGTTAAAATCGTTTACAAGAAAACAACAAATCAAGAAATCAAAACCTATATGTTAGAGCCTTACAGTTATCGCTATCTCCGGTTAAAGATCGGCGTAAGAAAAATGTTGTTTGGCTGGGATATCAAGGAAAAGAAGATTAAGAGTTTTGCTATGAGAAATATAAGCAAAATTGAAATCACTGGTGGTTCGTTCGCCCCTAGATATCCGATTGAAATAGCAAAGAAAATCAGGAAGAAGGACGTTAGAAAGGCTAAAAAGTAAAGTTTTTTAAATAATCAAACATGTTTAGACGCTTTAAGCGAGGTTTATATGGACAGAAGATCATCTATTGATAGATTTATTAAGAATTTCGAAGACACTTTAGGTTATGGAACAGGAGACCTTGTTACTTATGCCCCTACCGGATATAAGGTCATGGGTATTGTCATTGATATCGACCCTAAGATTCGTAAAGTTTTTGTTGATTGGGCCGGCTCAGGAAGTATTCACCAACATGATCCAGAAGATCTTCAAATTGCACAGTTACAAGAAAAGAAGGTTAGAGACGAAATGGCAATGAGACAGGCTTCAAGAATTGCCTCTAAGATTGCTGGAATTGTCGGCAATGTATCAACAACAGAATTTTTAACTCCAGAAACAGAAGACTTGTTAAACAAGCAGTTTGCAAACGAACTTGCAAATTCTGCTTTTTATCGTTGTTGCGCTTCTAATTTTGAAAAAGCTGGTTTGCCGGGATTTAGAGCTTATTTCCTTCGTCAGGGCGACGGTGAAGCAGAACATGCAATGAAGGTTTATACTTTCCTTGTTGATTCCGGAGTAACTGTTAAGTTTCCTGCTATCCAAGACCAACCAATTCCAGAAGGTGGTGCAGAAATTGTCAAAGCGGCTTTGGTTAAAGAGACGCAAACAACCAAGAATTGGCAGATCATATCTGAATCAGCACAGAAGGGCCATAACGTGGCCGTGGTTGAGCTTTGTCAGTTCTTCATGAAAGAACAAATGGAAGAAGAGTCAAGCCTTAGCACGCTTCTAAACAAGGTTATGAAGGTTCCTTTAAGTGGTGGCTTAGAAGTTATTGACGAAATGTTAAGAACACAAGATCCAACACCGCCGATTAAAGTTGCAAGTTTTGAACGTAGATAAATTACGGAGCAAATATGAATTTAGGTAAAGCATTAAAATTTCTTGCTTCTGAAATGTTAGAAGCTGCTGGAGACGATAAGAATTATATTCACGACCCAGATCACAAGAAAAAGCCACAGGGCGATTATCATGAAACCCCAATGGGTTGGTCTAAGGCAAAAGATAAGCCAGCTAAACCAGAACAGAAAAAGCAAGTAGAACAGCCTAAAGAAATACCAACCAAAGAAGCTCCGAAACAAAATGCTGAAAAAACACAACAGCAGCTTATGGTTGAAATTGGCGAATTGGCAGAAACCCCAATTGTTAAAAACGTTTTAGACAAGGTTGTTAATAGTGTTGGATTAGATACTGGTCCGAACGTGTTGAAATATGTTTCTGGTGAAAATGACTTAACACCAGAAGAAGGAAAAGCTTTGTCTAATTATTCTTTACTTATGAGCGAATATCTTGTTACAGAAATGTTAAGATTAAAAGCTCAACCACAGCCCGAATTTCAAACCAATCATCAAAATAACAGCATCAAATATTATGAAGTTTCTTCAGAAAGCTGGAGAAGTGCTGCAAAGCTTTTACAAGCCAAATTCGGCAATCCAAATTTACAGGGACCAGAAATTAAAAAGCCAGAATTAAGTCCAGCTTCAGATCCACAAGAACTTGCTAAGAAGTATCAAGAACTTCAGGATTTTACAGAGAAGAATAAGGTGTCGAATGCTTTCCGTGTTGTTCAAGCAGACAATGAAGATGATTTTAAATCTCTTCCTTTTAGCCAGTTTATACAAAAACACTTGAAAGAAATTAAGCCAGAATTTGCAGCAGCAATCAAAGGTTATTATGAGATTTTGCTTGATACAACAAAGCTTGAAGAAAAAGCAAAGCCTCAGGAAGGAAACGATGCGAAGATAAATTCTTATCAAAAAGTAATTGATTCTTTTACTCCTCAGCAAGCAAAACCACAAACACCAACAAAAACGCCAACTGTTCCTGGAGCCAAGCCAATTAAGTTTCAAAAGGTTCAGCCGAAGCTTACTGGAAATATGCAATATCTTCTTAAGGATAATATGATACGGATTAACGAACTTAGCGAACTTGCTGGTTTTAAAGAAAGCATTAAGAATCATCCTCAGATGAGCGATAAGGCATATAAGCAGAGAATAGAAACAGGAATGAAACTTCCTCGTAGTCAGCAACAGCTTAAGAACGCTTTTCTTGCTCACATGAATCCTGCTAATTATGATTCTCCAAAAGAATTTCAAGCGGCTAAGCTTAGAGTACAGAAAATGCCGATTAACGATTTTTGTAAATTACTCGCAAGTTTAAACAATGATGAGGAAATAACTTAATGAAATATGCCGAAGAGTTATTAAAAATTGCAAAATATATAAAGAGTAGCGGAAATTACGGTTTGCCAGAAAAACCATTCGTTAAAAAATTTGCAGATTATCACGAAATTTCTGGTTATGCTCATCAAATAAAAGCCAAGAATTTCAAAGAAGTCGCTTATGACGGAAAATACTGGGGGCTTTTCTGGCAAGGTCAAAAACCATCGACACAAACTATTCAAGCACTTCTAAAGAAAGCTGGGTTTGTACCAGTTGAAGGTAAGACAGATTTTTTTGCATCTTTTAAAACGGCTGGGGAAGTAACGTTAAACACAAATAAACAGTTGATTTTTATAGCCAAAAGTCTTAAGGCTTTTGATGATAACTTTATTGTTGAAATGTTGGACTATGAAGACGGTAGATTACCTAAAGAAAAAATTCCTACATTTTTTCAAAAGATGATTGACACCGGCCTCATTAATAAAGTTAGACACACTTTCGGTCCTATGGCAAATAAGTTAATTGAACAAGGTCTTTGTCATCCTAAAGGCGTAATGGCATCAATCCCTAAAAAAGACTAAAACTATGTATTTTGGAAAACCACCACGTATTTATGTCTTAACCCGCACCGAATCTGATTGCGGAATAGCAACCTGTCCTAAATGTGGAGAGGTTTTGGAAACTGTGCCTTTTACAAAACAAGACAAGCTTTATAGATGTGTATGTGGTTTTCACATTCCGAAATCAAGCGTAGTTATGGAGTACAAAATGACAAGAGTTTCAGAAGAACTAAAAATGATTGCTAAAGAGCTGGTAGCAAATAAATATGCAACAAGAATAAAAGAACTTGAACAGAAAATAGCAAAAGTTATTAAACAGTATTCTCCTTTAGCTCTGTTTAAAATCAAATATGACAACGCTTTAAACAGAGAAATAGTTTACTTTAAAGGAAAACCATATTTTTCTATTGTTACTCTTAATTTTATGACAGGTAGTGGAGAGTTCGGAAAAGAAGGAAATTTTTGGCTTGATCTTTCTATTAATGACAGACCAACAAAAGATATAGAAATTGAAGGGAATATCGCAAATGCTTCAGATGTACATAATATGGAATTAAATCTTTTACATTGGCTAAAAAAACATGACAAAGAATTAAGAGAAGATTTTCATATTATGGCAAACGGAAAAGATTCTTCTGATCTAATTAGAGAAATTAAGGATTTCATAAAAAATTCAGCAAGAATGGAGCCAGAAGAAGATAATGTTGGTAGTTTGCTTTATGCAACAAGAGATCATGGAGATGTTGGCGAAGAAACTCCCGGACAAGAAGACATAAACAAAATGAAAACAATTGGAAGATCTGTTATTCAAAAGTTTGGAACAGATAAAGTTAAAGTTGGTCTCGAAGCAATTGATGAATGGGTTCACTTAACAATTAGTTTAAAATAATCTTGATATTCATTAACAAGATATAATCGGAGATTTAAAAAATGAGTTTTTCACAAGAGTTATCACGTATTGCCAGGGAATTAGTAGCGAATATCGTAACACAAGAAGACGCTAGACAGTATCTTATTGCAATGCATAGAAATCAGGGTCAAATGGCATTAGAAACGAAAGACCGTGGTCGTATTAGAGATATGGTGACAAAAGCTGCAGGAAGTTTTGGAAAGTTTAGCGCATTAGCGACTCAAATGGCTAAATCTATTACTGGTCCAGAAAAAGCATATCGTAGAGGTATTGCAGTGTTGAATTATTCTGATTGGCCACAAGCACAGAGACAGCAAGCAGCAAGTATCTTTTTTGCAAGAGCAATTGAGTTAGTTTAAATAGGTGTAAAATGTCAAGACGCGTAAACAAAGATGATTTAAATAGTATCAACGCTCAAACAGCAAGACTCGATCTTCCTGTCGTTGGTATTCTTTCCAACCCTAAACAGGAATGGAAACGTATCGCCGGTATTGGTGGTTTACGCATGGCAAAGATTGACATTGACTGGAACAAATTCAATCCAAAAGATTTTCTATTTACGCATTGCTTTACTCCTGGCAATAAAGTGTTAATGTCAGATGGAACGGAAAAAAATATAGAAGATGTTGTTGTTGGGGATTTTGTAATTTCTCACTTGGGAAACTGCAAAAAGGTAACAAAAACAATAACAAAAAAAATTAAGGAAGAGATTTTTAAACTTAAATTTGCAGGAATAGATGAGATTAATTGTACCAAAGAACATCCGTTTTATGTTTTAAGTAAAGAAAACTGTATGTGTTCTCATAATAAAAACTGGCAGAAATGTTCTTTTGGTAGATATTCAAAAAGATGTATTTATCATAACTGTTGTTCAAACGGAAACGATTTGTCTTTCGTAAAAACAGAACATTTAAAAAATGGAGATCGTTCTTTTTTGCCGAAAATAAACCATGTTATTTTATCGGATGATTTTACCAAGGGAAAAGCAAGATTGTTGGGATATTACACGGCAGAAGGTCGTGTTGACGTTGATAATAGGGTAAAAAATAATGCACAAAAATCCACAAGATTTTCTATACACGTAAAAGAATTAGATACACTTGGAAAAGACATAATTAATTTAATGAGAGAGGAGTTTGGCGTTTTAACATATAGCCAGTTTGGGAATAAAGAACAATTGGGAGTAACTCTTTCATTTGTAAACACATTAGCCGCAGATTGGTTTTTAAAACATGTTGGAATAGGAAGCACGAAAAAAAGATTTTCAGAAGAAGTAATGTATTTAGATCCAGGATTTCAAAAAGAAATTCTTTTCGGATGGATTTTAGGGGACGGAAATGACGGAAAGAGAGATAGAAATATAAGAATTTCTACTTCATCTTTTGATTTATCAAGTCAGGGTTTGATTTTATTGCAAAGAATAGGTTCTTTCGGATTACGTAGTTTAAATTGCGATGCTAATACTAAAGAGATTCGCGGAAAAACATGCAGCATCTCTAGAAATTATCATATAGGTGTTCAAAATTCACAACTTGGTTTACTTTCGGATAGGTTTCCAAAAAAGATTTTCTCTCGTTGGAGAAGAAGCGGACAGAGGTATCCTACAATAGAGGGGTTCGTTTTAAGTGAATTATTAGAAATTAAAAAAGAGGAATATGATGGTTTAGTTTATAATCTATCTGTAGAAGACGATGAAAGCTATATTATTAATCAATGTGCAGTTCATAACTGTACTATTGTTAGCAGCGTTGCTACAGAAGATAACGGCTATTATATCAAGCCTGTTTGTAATCCAATTGTAAACGCAAATGGAAATTCTTGGACAAACGAAGTATTACTTGCAACATTCAAAAGCTTTATCGGAGCCGAGAATTATTTAGAACACTGCCAAATCCCAAGCCAAAGCAAAGGTAAAATTCTAGATGCTGTGTTGCGTCCATTTACATATAGCGATAATCAGAATAATAGTGCTGATGTTTTTATCTGTGATATTTTAGTTGCAACGTCAAGAACACATTGGGATTTGATTCAAAAGATTCAGATGGGACAGCTAAATACATTAAGTATGGGTTGCACCTGTCGTCAGGTTCGTTGTAGCAGGTGCGGTAAAGTTTTTAGTGACGATCAAGATAGTTGTGAACATATTCAGTATGATTTACTTTCAGAATTCGTTGATGAAAACGGAATTACCCGTATTGTAAGCGAACTTTGCGGAACATCTTTGCCAGATCCAAAAACAGGAAGACTTGTTGGAGATCCAGAAAGCAATAAGTTTATAGAAGCAAGTTGGGTTGAAAATCCTGCTTTCAAGGGGGCTGTTGTTAATCATTTGGTAGAGCCGACTAATGCATTAGAAAAGTATGCTTCTGTTTTTGAAGAAGCCCAATTACTGGATGAAGCTATTGGTGATTGTTTTAATGTAAGAGTTGCTGATCGGTATGGAAAGATTTGTTTGAAACTCGCGCAGGAACAACACAAGAAAAATATTAGACTACAGACAATCGAAAAGGTAATTAGAGGTAAGTAATGGACACAAGTGAGGTAAGTAATGGACACAAGTAAAGAATTAAGTTTTATTGCCAAAGAGTTAACGTTTCTTAAAACAGCTTCTATAATTTCACTTACAACAAGACTCAAAGATAATCATGGTAAAACTTTTTATGCATACATTGAATCTGATTATGGTAAACAGAATCTTAAACTCGTAGAAATACCAGGTGAAACCGTTAAATATTTTGATTTAAATAAAGTGCTAGATGCATATAAAAGTGGAAACTACAACAATCTATATTTAGATAGAGGAAAAAATTGGTATGCTACTGGAATGTTAAAATTATTGAAAGAAGTTAAAGAAAAAGTTTCTTTAAAAGATAAGGAAAACAAAAAAACTCTTGAACAAGTAAAACGTATTCTAGTTTCTGTTATTGGTAGGAAATACAACAAATATAAAACAGAAATTGAAGAAAAAGAAAACTCAGTTTATATTTGGTTTTATGAATCAGATCAGAATGAATTAGATGCTAACATTGTATTAGCAAGAAAATTATTACAACATTTAGACATAATAAAAACTAGTGGATTTTTTGATGATGATAAAAATTGGTGTTTTATTGAAGTAAATTTAAAGTAATCAGAGGTAAGTAAATGAGTTATAACATAAGCGAAATTAAACAATCTGTTAAAGAATTTGTTGATGACAATTGGGGTTCTCAAAGAGCTAAATTTGATGTTGAACATTATGGTTCTAAACTAACTGTTTCTGTTGTTGTTGTTGATAAACAAGGGAAAGCAGACAAAGCACTTTTAACCCCGTCAATGAAAAACGAAATGCAACATGCTTCTCATGATTTAATAAACGTAATTGAAAGAAAGTTTGGAATTGAAATGAATCAGGTTTCTTTATCTGGTAATTTAATTGGCCTAGAAAAATGGGATACCAAAAAGAGTAGCGTTAATCAAGAACTTATATTTTTAGCAAAAGAATTAAGGGCTAATTCCGTTACACAGGACTGGTTAAAATATAAGAGACAAAACAGAATATCAAATGACGATGATGTCGCTGAATCCGCTTTTTTTGCGGGATATGATGCTGGCTTTCATAGTGCGGAAAAAGAGTTTAAGAAATGAATATAGATAAAATTGCAAACAAGATTGCTAATTCTAAAATTGCAGATGCTAGTCAGCAATACAAAACCAAACTTCAAAGTTGTCGTTTTGCTTTTGAAGAATTAAAGAAAGCAATTATTGAACATGGAAAGAAACAAAAACTAAATTCAAACGATTTAGCATATGTCGGTGATTTAAACCATCTATTAAGTCAGTTGAATCAATTGACCGACAATCTCAACGAGAGATAATCCTCTTTTTCTAAACAAGTATAAAAATATCCATTTTTTATAACTTGTTGATTTTCTGTATGTTTATGACAATTCAAAAAGTTGTAAGGTCTTGGAAATAGATTTTTTTTGATAATAATATGTAGAATTGTAGTCTAAAATATCATTTATAAACTGTATTTATAAAGTATATAAAGATTACCGCCGCGTACCCTCTGTGGGACGCGCAAGTTGTACAAATAACAACGGGCAAATCCCGGAGGAAGTAAAGGATGAATTTAAAAAGAATAGCTGAAGAGTTAGACACAATGGCAGATGCAGCAAGTGATAACGAACTTGATGCAACTCTCGCTGCTTGTGGCTTAACCGCAGATGATGACGCCGATGCAGATGATGCAGCCGGTAAAGACCTTTTCGAAGGACTTGACAAGAAAGACAATGGCGACGAGTTTGCAGAAGAAACCGAAGCTGGTCAGGAAATGCTTGCCAAGATTGCTAAAGCAGAACGTATTGCACGTATCAAGCTTGCAGCAGAAAAAGACAATTTTGATGTTGAAGGAGTTAACTCAAACGATCAAGACGAGTTTACACAAGTTTCTGGAGTTACCGAGAACGGTGGCGGACAGGAAGATTATCAGAGCGTTTGTAATGCAGCAAAGAAACTCGCAAGTTTGGCACGTCGTTTAGCATCCGTTGAAGAACAAGTCGCTGGAACAAAAGATCAAGCACGTTATGGTTCTAAGATTGATATTCTTAAGAAAGAACTTGCACGTAAGGCAACCATTCTTCGTAAGGCTGTTGCAGACAAGACTCCTTTCGCTGGTGACCTTGGTCATGACGGTTCCCGTGATGAGGAAGAATACGGCGCATATGATCAGTCTCAGCCTGCAGTTGATTTTGAAAAGACAAACATGGATACAGATTGGAAGAACGACAAGCATGATGAAGCTGGTTTTGGTATTCCTAAGTCTGAAGGCGAAATTCCTAAGTTGGCAAGCATCCGCTTGGCAGCAAACAAGGCCGTTAAGTTGGCAGTTTGTTTGTTAGGAAATAAGGCACCTGAAGATATGGTAGAAGCCCAAGGTCGCGATTTCTTCGCATCAATGGATCCTTCTTGCCTTGACCGCGCTCTTCGTCGTTTCGCAGAGACGGGTGAACTTTATGATAAGAAAGACATTCCTGCTCCTGCCGCTGAAACCGTAGCAGCAACTCAGGAAGTTAAGAATGAATCCGCTGAAACTCCAGTTGTTGGTGAAGTCAAGACTGTAGAACAGGCCGCAAATGAAATTAGCGCTACCGTCGTAGTCGCAGCTCCAGTTGCCCCTGTAGCAGCCGAAGTTGTTCCTGAAATTCCAGCCGCAGATGCACCTTTTAATACTGAAGAGGAAGAGACCATTAAGGCTTTCGCAGCAAGTATTAAACAGCGTCGTGCAGCTATGATTGCAGAAGCAACCAAGCGTGTTGCAGCAGAAGAAGTTCCTTTCGAAGCTCCAGCAGCGGCACCTGTTACTGATGAAGTAATGGAAGCGGCTGCAGAAGTTCCTGCCGAAATCCCAGCTGAAATTCCTGCAGAGATTCCTGCCGAAGTTCCTGCTGACGAAATTGAGTTGACTGGTGGTACTGACGAAGGCGAAGCTGTTGCTGATCCTGCTCTTGAGAATTTGTTCTCTGATGCAGAACCAAAGCAGGCTTCCGTTAAGGCAGATCCTAAGTGCGCTCAGAAGCTTCCAAAGCCTAGACTTGCATCAGTGACAAGCTCTGATGAATTCCAAGACTTGTGGAGCAACGCAGATGACAAGCTCTTCGCTGACTAAGAGTTTATAATTGACGCACTTTCGAGTGCGTATGAATTTAGAGATCAAAAGTCTCGAAATTGCAATGGGAATACGTGTTCCTATTGGTAAACAGAAACAACAAAAGGAGAAAAGATTATGGCATTGACATATCTTATCAGAACACAGAACGACTCCATTAAGTCATTAGCAGCCGCTTGCTTCACAAAGCAGAACTACAAGGCTGGTTATACTAATGATACCATTACGGTGTACACACCTAATGGCGTACTTGGTGGAAGCGTTGCAGCATTGAGCGCGGATTATACCGTTACTCAGGCAAATGGAACAAATAGACCTATGGGTTTGTTTGTTAATGACGCAGCTGGCCGCGCTTGGGAATCCAATCAGGCTATCGCATCAAACAAGATCACAATTGCGAAGGGTATGCCTTCCGTTGAAGTCGATGTTTATGAGACTCACGATCATTACGGCCAAGAATTGGTGTACACGATCGGAGACAAACTTTATGCATCAGCAGAAGGTTTTCTTACAAACGTTGCATCAGTCGAAGGTACTGTAATCGGTATCTTAACAAAGGTTCCAGTAACAGCAACCCCAACAATGGGCGTTGATTTGCGCGTCTAATCGCAGGAGTAAATATGGACATTAATCAGAAAAACGCAATTTTAGCTAAGTATATCACAACCCCAGCTGGTCGTCAGCGTATTGCCGCATCTATGACCCAGCCTCTTCGTAAGCGTCGTGACTATCAATCAGTTGGCCGTAGAGCATTCTACGTCGAACAGATTCCTGATGGCGCGTTGCCTCTTTATGATAAGGATGCTGAAGTAACAGCATACGTGGTTGGCGAAGAAGGTATGAACATCGTGGCGATTCAAAAGCCAAAGCGTGTTATGGTTCCTTTCTTCGAAATCGCTTCTAACCCAGAAATCCCATTGTCTGAAGTAAAGGCAAAGCGTTTCGACTTGATCGAACGTTCTATCGACCTTGCTAAGGCTGAGATTATGGCCGAAGAAGATAAGAAGGTCTTCGCTTGTATGGGAGCTCTTGCTGACGACGCCGCTAACCCAAATCCTACGATTCAGGTTACTGGTAACTTGACCAGCAACGCTTTGATCGATGCTATCGCAAGCATCCAGCGTAACGACATTCGTGTCGCGAATATCTTTATGAACGCTAAAGATTATTCCGATATCCTTAAGTTCGACCGTGACGTACTCTCCCCAGAGTATCAGACACAGTTGCTTAAGACTGGTCTTATGGCCAATGCATGGGGCGCGAACATCATCACCAGCCGTGTGGTAGCACAGGGCGACGTGTATGTATGCGGCGAGCCTGAGTTCTTTGGACGTATCCCTGTCAGAACCGACTTAACCGTCCTTTCTGCAGACGATCCTAAGAACCGCATGATCGGATTCTCTGTGTTCGAAATGATCGGAATTGGTGTGTACAATCCTCTTGCTCAATGCAAGTTGGAGATCACCCGCGTCTAATCATAACTAAGTCGGGAATAACGACTTGTGACAAACCCCGTTAGGTGTAAAAACTTGACGGGGTTTTTCTTTTGAAAAATAGCTAAAAATCATAAAAAGGATTTTTCGTTTTAGTATAATAAGCAAACGGAGAATTTATCATGGAATTATGGACTTCTGAGCTAGAAAACATATTTGATCAAAAAACTGATGACAATATTATTAATCTAGGAAAAATCAATAAAGAGATTGGTTGGAATCTTTATGTTAAGTTTAACAATAAGAAGGTAAAAAAGACTATTTTAAAAAACGGTAAAAGAATTAATCATGAGACGAAATACGGTAGTCCTGATTTCTTAGTATTATCAGATTTAGAACTTAAAGATTTAAATAAGAAAATTGAAGATTTTAGTAATGGAATAAGTTTAGAAAATCCGTTTTTGAAATACTTTAATGGTGGTGGTAAATTTATAGAAGTGTTTGGAGACTATTATCATTCAGAATCTTTTTCACAGGGACTTTCCAAGGAAGAACATCAAAAAGAAGTAGAAGAAGCTTATCGTTCTTGCAATAGTGATTTGTTAATTTTATGGCAAACAGATATCGAAAACAACTGGGAAGAAATTTGTTTGCCACTTATTCATAATTTTGTACAAGAATCAAAAAGTAAATTAACTATACCGGATAATGATAAAATAAAAAGTCTTAGATCCAAAGAGTTTTTTACAAATCTATCTATAGAAAATAAAGATATTGTTATTAATGAATTAACCGAAAATATGTTTAAGTATGGAATTCCATATATTAAAGAACATGAAATGAAAAAAGACTATGAAAGATTTTTGCAAAAAGAGGTGTCTTTTTTACCATCTAAGTTAGGGGGGAAAACATGTTTGTATTTTTTCGAAAAAGAACTTGATTCGGCAATTTGGGAAAAAGAAGATATTAAAAAAGCATTAACATATGTTTTAGTCAACAAAAACAAAAAAAGAAATATTCATTCTGTTTTTAACTATATTAACCCAGAAATTGAAACAAAGTCATTTTTTATTTCTCCGACGAAACGAATAAATATTTTAGGATCTTGCTCTATTAATGGAATTATGTTTGATCCGTTTCCGAATATTGGCGAAAATTTAATAGTTTCCAAAAAATTAGGATTCAAATACATTTCGATAACACAAGATGTTGATAAATATAATAAACTTCTTAAAATGAGTCAAAAACTTAATATAAAATCAGAAATCTATTTCGGTAATCCATCTGATGTTGATTTTGTAAATATAGTTATGAAAGATAGAAAGCCAGATATTTGTGTAGTTTTTGGAAACTTAATAAAAAACAATGAAAACATTTATTCGCACTTTAATCAAATTTGTAAGAAAACAATAATTGTAACATCTTTCAATCAAGACGTAGGAGATTTGTTGGCACATGGCTTTTCAGAAAACATAAAATATAAACAAAGCTGTTTAGAAATAGAAAAAATTAAAATATTCGAAACGGATTTTATCAAAAATGATTTAGTCACTTGTTTGATTTGTGGTTCAAAGAAAAACAAACTCGGATTGCACCTAAAAAAAACACATAACGTAAGCGTAGAAGAGTATAAAAAACTATACAATACGGACAAAATAGTTAGTTCAACAACGTCAAATAAGATTTCTAAAAAACTCGAAGAAAGAAATGGAATGAAATATCAGAAAAGAAAATCTTATTTATTAAAAGATGGTAAAATTGTAAGAAGAAAAGAGGTTTGGCTAAAATCTTGGGATACTAATCCGCCAGAAAACACAATTTTAGATGGAACGTCTTATGAAATATTTTTAAAAGAAAAAGACGAAAAACAAATAGAAGGTATAGATTTTGTAAAATGCTGCCTATGTGACTTTAAAGCAAGCAATATATCTAGACACTTAAGACGCGAACACAATATTGAGCCCAAAGAATACGTTGAAAAATATCAAAAAGAGATTTACGGAGAAAAATTTAAAAAAAACAGATATAATCCTTGGGATAAAAGAGTTAAAAAAGTGGCAGAAAAACCCCCAGAGAAGTTAGTAATTAAAAAAGAAGAATTAGAAAAACTATATTTAGTTGATTTTCTTTCTGACGAAAAGATAGGAAAGATATTTAATATGACAGGGGAAGGAATTTTATACCAAAGAAAAAAATTCGGAATTAATTCCATTTCTAAATTAGACAGAGCCAAAAACGTTGCCGCCTCACAAAATAGAAACTTAGATAAAATAAGCTTTGATGAACTAAAAAATCTGTTTGAAAACAAAACGTTGTCAGAAATTTCGGAAGAATTTAATATAAGCAAATATGTTTTAGTCAAAAAGTTAAAAGAACTTTCTATTTTAAAAAGAGATTCTAAACACAAACCTTTAAGAATTGACAAAGAATATGACTTAAATATAAATAAAAGTTTTGAAACCTTTAGAAAGAATGGATTTCCTTATTTAACTCTTACGGACAAACTACTAGAGTCGGAAACCAAAGGATTAAAAACATCTAAAGTGTTTGACAAAAACTCTTGTATTATTTGCAGTTCTGTATCTGGAACAAAAATCTGTTCTTCTGTTTTTAAAAACATGTACTTGGCAAAAAGAATAAACAAAAAATCACCTATTGATGTTTTAGAAAATGATGATTATTTAAAACACGCTTTGTCTGATTGTTTAAAATATAATGGAAAGATTACAGACTCTTTACTTAGAAAAGAACTTTGTAGTTTTGGCGGTGTTAATAATTTCAAACCAGTATTAGCAAAACATATCTATGATACTTGGTGTAAAGAAAACGGAGATGTTTTAGATCCTTGTAGTGGTTGGGGAGGTAGACTGTGTGGTTTTATGGCCTCTAGTGCTGGTTCATATACCGGAATAGATGTAGAATTAGAATCTGTCAAAAACTTAAAAAAACTTTATGAAAAGATGAATGCAAAATTTTTCAACAAAAGATTTGAAAATCATTGCAAGTCGTTCCTGGATTTTGAAACTTCAAACAGATATGATTTGGTTTTTACTTCTCCTCCGTATTTCGATGCCGAATATTATGGTGATTCTGAAAATCAGAGTTGTGTTAAGTTTAACACATATGATTCTTGGAAGAATAATTTCCTAAAAGGCTTAATAGAAAAATCACAGGATCTATTAAACATAGATGGAAGAATTATCTTAAATGTACCATTTGACAATAAACATCCAATATATTCAGACGTTAAATCTTTAATGAATATTGAATTTGAATACAAGATTCAGATGAATGGAAGATATGGCGGAATTAAAAAATATGAGGCTTTATTGATTTCTTCAAAGAAAACTTAATATTAATCTTTAGTATATGGACATTAACAAAGAACTTAAATTTATTGCTCAGGAAATAAACATACTTAACAGTATGAGTAACGCACAAGCTCGTAAACTTATGTTTAACCTAATGCATAAAGCCTTGACTAAAACTTTTTATACCGATGAATATTGGCAAGGACCTAATGAAATATTCAAAGCATTACAAAAGGCAAATATTGATTATCAAATTTCCGGAACTAAATATGGACCGAAGCAAGATTATAAAGAATGGAAAATTGAAGTACATTTTGTAAATAACAACGGTAAACCAACAACGCTTTATGGAACAATTACAGCACACGGGGCTGGAAGCATTCAAGAACCACTTTCTAAATATGATGTAACCGTACAAATAGGGTAAATTATGATAAATCAAGAACTTTCAAAAATAGCTAGAGAAATAGTTGCGCTTTCAACTGATATGTCCGGGGAAAGAATGACAAAACTTTTCTTAGCTTTCGAATCATGGGCTGTTAAAAAAGGAGCAACCCTTCCCGCATCAGCTCCGGTAGGTGTTCAAATAGTAAAAGGTATTTCTAATGTAAGAAATGCCCTAAGTGGTAAAATGAATTTAACCGGAGAAGAAGCGGTTAAGACTTTTATCAAAGCTATGAAAAAGGATTTTACGATGGATGCTAATCCTATCCCAAGCTTGATTAAAAAATATGGAAGAGAAAAAATTCAAGACATGTTTTATTCCCGTACAGCGAAAGAAGTAGTTGCTGAAAACTGGTCACAAAAGAAAATGGAAAATTTTCTATCTAATCATAACAAAACAGATAACACAAATTTTTATCTTGGTTCAAGTTATGGTCAATATGAACTTTGGGCAAATGATACTCGATTAGATTCCGGGAGTTTAAATGATGTTTATCAGACTTGGATTAAATATCGTTTTAATCCAAAATGCAGGAAATAAAAGGAGAAGTTATGGACACACAAAAGATCGTAAATGAATTTGTTAGAATTGCAAAAAAGGCAGATGAGCTTTCAAGAATTGCAAAACCATTAGCACAGAAGAAAAGAGATTATATGAAGAATCTCGATACAGACGAAATGAGTCCGATGGAATATAGTGAAATCAAGAAGAAGATTAGAAAGATGGACGAAGCAGCTTTCGATGAAATGTTCAAATCTATGAACAGTTTCGGCTATCTTTAAAATTCAAGAATAATGGGATCTTTATTGATCCATTTATTTTCTTTTATTACTTGACAAATACACAGTAATATGTTGTAATAGTATCAAAGAGAGGTACTATATGTGGATTTGTTCAAAATATGGATTTTTTAGCATTGTTTATAAAAACCATGCTTATAACGTGAGAGCTAGGGTTGAGAATGACCTTCAAAACCTTATAACTGCAGCGGGATTAAACAGAAAAGTAATCACGTCAGAAACGACAGATTATCCTTTTCGCATTTTAATTGAAGATCAAGAATATCAACAAGTCATGGATGCATTAGCGGATAGTGTTGATTATGATAATTTCAAAGATATGATCGATCACAAGCCGGATCAGAAAGACAAACCGTATCATGAAATTTGGGGAATTTTAGCGGCGAAATATGGAAGCTATGTCGGTTGGGTAAACAGATTGCCACCTGTATATCAAAATTGGTGGCAGAAATAAATTTTGATTTTGGACCTCTACAACAGAGGTCCTTATGTTTTCAATAAATAGACAATTAATTTTTCTAGCTAAATCTTTATTTGCCAATAAATGGGTTCGTATTCAAGATTCTAAATCAAAAGAAAAATCTTGGAAAAGAGAAAAATCAGATGGCACCTGGGAATATCGTTATCAAGAGTCAGATCCGAATATTATTGATAATCCTGTCGTTGATGAAAAGAAAGATCCGGTAAAAGACAACGCATCTTTTCTGCCTGTTGATTCTGAAAACGGTGTCAAGATTAAATGGTCTACCAAAACAAGTTTAGGAGGTAGTACCGGAGCATATAAAGTGATTGATAAAAAGGATAAGAGCTGGGTCATTAAAGATTACAAAAACAATGGCGGTTTGTTACAGATTAAGAATGAACTATTAGCAAATGAATTTTACGCACAAGCTGGTTTTAATGTACCGGGTTCAAGCATTACAGAAATAGAAAATAAGCCAGCATTGATTTCAAACTTTCTCTGGCCAATCTCCAATATTCCTGACTTGGAAATGATGAAGAATAGCGTTAATATTCAAAACGGATTTATTATGGATTGTTGGCTTGCGAACTGGGATGTCGTAGGTTTAGAATATGATAACATTCTACAAGCCAACAATATGCAGATCTATCGTATTGATAATGGTGGCAGTCTTTTATTCCGTGCTCAGGGTGGATTAAAAGGAGATGCTTTTAGCGACGATGTTAAAGAGATAAGCACACTAAGAGATCAAAATTTAAATCCAAGTTCAGCAGAAGTGTTTAAAAAAATCGATAACAAGAAAATTGCAGAACAAGTCATGAAGCTTAATCAAAAATTTCCAGATGAAACAATAGCAAACACCGTTAAAAGAGTTTTTAATGCTGAACCAGAAATTGCAGAAAAATTAACAAAGAAACTTATTGCTAGAAAAAATTATCTTATCGAATATGTTAAAAAATTAGGTCAAGAATATAAGGAAAAAACAAAACCTACAAGAACTGAAAAATATAATATCTCGCCAATAAAACAAAAAGGAGGTCTTACTGACGATGAATTAGCTGACATTCATCATTACACAGATAATGGATATCACGATCTTAATGATTATCTAAGAGAAAATTATAGCTCTAGCGTTTCAGAAGAAGAGAAAGAAGAAAATGCAAAGACAGTAAAAAATATTGTAAGCGGTTTATCTAAGCTTCCTCCTTATCAAGGTATTGTTTTTAGAGGATGTGATCTAGATGCTAGACTTATTTTTTTGCTTCCAACTTTAAAACCTAATGACGTGTTTTATATGAAGGGTTTTTCTTCTTGTACTTACGATTTAGATGAAAAGTTTAATGGAGAAGTGCAATTTACTATTAGGTCAAAAACAGGTAGAAACATAGAAAAGCTTTCAGATCAGCCAGAAGAAAAAGAAATATTGTTTGCCCCTGATTCAAGATTTAGAGTTGTTTCTTATTCACAAAACTGGGAAGGTTATCATATTGACTTAGAAGAAATATTGCCAAACGAATTACCAGATAACAAGCCAGTTAATACAGGTAAATTTGATCTTACCCCAGAAGGGATAAGAAGATTTCTTTTAAGTAATCCAAAACTTACGCCTAAACAAATCGAAAGAATAAGAAAGCTTAGTCCGGAAGATTTGAAAAAAGTAATGATAGCTATTTTTGCGAAGAGCAAGGGTAAATCAAAGACTAATTCTTCAGGTGCAGAAGTTAGTGATAAATTTACGGAGTGGTTTGTATAATGGAACTAGAACTTTACAGAATTGCTCAGGACTTAATTGCTATCGGAACCCGATGGGAAAAAAATAATTCTTCTGTTTCGGATAAACCTAGTTGGAAAAGAAAGAAATTGGATGGAAGTTGGGAATACAGATATCAGACATCCGATCCAAACAATAAAAGACAAGTTAAGCATAATTTAGATCAGGATGAAGTTGATTCTCTAGAATCTTACATTGATGACGATATGAGTTATAGTTTTAATATGATTCTTCGTGGAGGTAGAAAAGGTAGTCAAGAAGAATTACGAAAAATAAACTGGCTTAGAGATGGGCTTAGCAAATTACCAGATCATAAGGGTATTGTTTTTAGAGGGGTTGGTTTGGAAAACGAAAAAGGAAATGCTGTTTTATCTTTTTTGCATGCGCTTAAACCAAATGATGTTATTAAGTCATTAGGCTTTCTTTCTTGTTCAAAAGGAATTAATAAAGCAAAAGAATATCTTGAATCTGGCGGTGGAACAGGATTTTTGTTAATTATAAAATCAGAAACAGGTAAAGATATTCGTCCATATACCGAAGATATGGGATTTAAAGACGAAAAAGAGATCTTGTTTAAAGACAAGTGTTGTTTTAAAATTTCCAAAATAACAAAACTTACAGGAAGGTTTCAGGATTCTTATTTGCTTGAAATGGAAGAAACAAAAGAAGCTCCAACAAAGTTTCCTATTCAAAACATGGATGAAGAACAGATAAGAACGGCATTAATGAGCAGAAAGGGATTAAATGAAAAACAAATTATGGAAATTGCAAATTTAAGTCCATATAATTTAAGACAAATTAAAAATGTCATTATTAAAAAACATGGACCACATTTTGTAATGTAAGGAGCACTATGACAACAAATGAAATGAGAAAGATTCTTCTTTCTAAAAAAGGTTTAACACCTGTAGAGAAAAAAGAAATTGAGAAAGCAAACGACTATGATATTAAAGATTTATTTGCTGAGTTTAAGAAAATACCGAATATAAACAAATATAAATTACCAAATCGTTTTACGGATAATTTTTTATGAGCAAAGAAATAGTAGATGAAATGATCAAGTTGTTTCCATCAAACAGAATACAGTCTATGCTTGGTGCAAGTAATCTTACCCGTGACGATAATCATAATTCTTTTGCCTTTAGATTCAAAATGTGTCCAAAAACAAATTATTTCAAAATGATATATGATGAGGGTCAAGACCTTTACAATATGGAATTCTACCTGATACGAAACACAAAAGTTGCCAAAGTAAGAGAATTTAAAGGCGTAAGCGTAGAAGAAGTACATATGATTTTTGAAAAAACTACAGGGCTTAGGCTTAGACTTTAGTATAATACTTTAGACGAACATGTTTCGTTACAAAATAGGAGTATTATATGAAGAAAGTATTAAGCGTAATTATGGCGTTCGGTATTCTAGGATTCATTTCTGGATGCACGCCAACACAGCAAGCAGCAGTTGCCAAACAATTGGGAATCGCAGCAGCAGTGACTTGGGTAGGAATCGACAATCCTTCATTGGAAGACATGGCGACGGTTAAGTCAATTGTAGAAATTATTGGCCAAGCAAGTTGTACTAATTGCACGGAAAATAGTTCTTATTATGCAAGAGTCTACCCTATCGTAGATGATTACATCAGCGTTAAGGTCAAAGAGAACCAGCAGCCTATGGCACGCCTAGGCGCAGCGTTTATTCTTACTAGTCTTGACACAGGTTTCGCTATGAACCCTACCTGGGGTCAGAATGCTACACTTGCTGCGAGTATCGTTGAGTCATTCTGTTCTGGAGCAGAACTTGGTTTAGGTATGGCGCCTTCAAGTTCGGTAATGGTTGCAGCTAAGAGACAGGGTGCTGTCAGAGCGGTTGCCGGGAAGACACATAAGTAAAAACAAGTTAGAAATAATTTGAATAATTGAAACCTCTATAGAGATAATCTTTATGGAGGTTTCAACATTTATGGACAAAATTTGGCAAGACATTTTCATTCTTTTGAAATCTAAGAAAATTCGTTATACGTTAATTTTAGCATTCGCAGCAATTATAGCTTTTATTTTCGGAAAACAATTGTTGAAATATTATGGAGCCAAACCTTCTAAGAAAGACAAGAGAGATTATAAAATTGCCGGAGTAAGTCCAACCATTTATATTCCTAATGAATTTAGTCTAAAAGTTCCAGAAATTAAAGATCAGGGACAGTGTAATTCTTGTGTGGCGCATTCTATGTCTTACCTTTCTGAAACTATTTTCCCCACAAAAGGAAATTACGACGATGACAGATTTAGTGTTGGTTTTGTATATGGATATAGACCAAGTAATTATTTTCAAGGACAAGGAATGTTTCCAAGAGAAGCAATGAAAACAATACAACAATATGGAAACGTAAGATTTAAGGATTTTCCTTTTAACGAAGAAATTCCTGCTATTTGCAATCGCGTCATGAATAATTTCCCAGCACTTACAGAAAAGGCTGGACATAACAAAATTGCAACTTATTTTCAATTGACGACTGCAGATGAAATTAAAACATGTCTTATGAAATATGGACCTGTTTCCATTATGTTTCCAGTACACGAGGAGTTTATGGATCCAGTACAAGGCGTTATTGACGTTAAGGGTTTGAAGAAGTTTCAGGGATATCATCAAATAAGTCTTTATGGTTGGAAGGGTGATTATTGGTTGATGGTAAACTCTTGGTCAGATTCTTGGGGCAATAACGGAACTGCTTTAATCAGTATGAAATATCCATGGTCAGAAGCTTGGGGCATGAGTTTAAATCCAGATGCTTCCGTGGCTCAAAAAAAAACATCTTTGTTAAAGCGTATCTTCGGATAATGGAGTGGTTAAGTTATAAATGAATATTGCTAAAAATCTTATATTTATTGCCCGGGCTTTAGTTGCTGAAGAAAAATGGACGAAAGTAGAAAATTCTACTTCTAAAAAACAGGGCTGGAAAAGAAAAAATTCATGGGATGATTATGAATATATTTATAGCGATACCGATCCAAACTTAGATAAAGAAACTATCAAACAAAAACATGAAGATTTTGATATGGAAACTTTTCCTTATTTTCAAAGCTTGGGTAATCCAGAGATAGAAAAAGACGTAAGTATTCAGGGAAATTTACAGGCAGAATATTCACAAGGAAAGATGAAGCTAAAACCTATTGAGAAAGGAAAACTATTATTTGCCAAAAATGAATTATTAGCAGATCGTTTATATAGTCTTGGTGATGTTAATACGCAACAAGGAAATATTTGTCAAGTAGGAAACAAACTCTATGTTGGACACCACAAACTTCCTGAAAGAGATATTAATTTGTCTGATAAAAAAGGCGCGGTAGAAGGTTTTGTGTTAGATTGTTTTTTGGGAAATACGGGAATTGAACAAAGCAAAGGAAAGGTTATAGACAAAGCAAGCAGTTATGGAAGTTTGTATCGTTTAAATAATTCAGGCACAATGATGTTTAATCTAGATGGTAGTGTTAATGAAAAATTTGGCAACACTGTTCCAGAATTAGATGATTTTAGAAGTTCAGAAAAAACACCAACAACTTCATTTATTTATAATGACATAGAGGAAGAACCTTTATTAAATCAAATTCGAGGAATAAAAGAAAACTTTACAGATTCTATAATTAAAGAATATGTAAATTCTTGTTTTAAGGATAATCCAGAAATAGAAAAGAAACTTGTAGAAACTCTTATTGCTAGAAAAAACTATATTGTTAATTATGGATCACAAATAGCGAAAAAGGGATTAGATAAACTTAGGCCGAAAAGAACTGAAAAATTTAATATTCCCCCAGTACAAGAACCCGGAGATATCACCCCAGACGAAAAAAGTGCAATTAAAGAATATACAGGAAGTGATTATGCCAGTATCAATAGATATTTAAGAGGAACAGGTTATCAAGACGAAGAGGGACATCAAAAGTATCTTCCAGTTGTTAAACAAATGGTATCTGGTCTTAAAAAATATCCTGTTTATCATGGAAAGGTTTTTCGTGGATGTGATATCGATGAAAATACACTTTCTATAGTTACGAGTTTAAAATCAAATGATGTTTTCTATATGAAAGCATTTAGCTCCACCTCTAAAAATCAATACAAATCTTTTAGCGGAAAGATTAAATTTACCATTCTATCAAAGACGGGCAGAAACATAGAAGGAAATTCTTATTCTCCTCTAGAAGAAGAAATTTTATTTGCACCAGACACCCGTTTTAAAGTAACCGAGATTAACATTAAATCCGGTTATGATTATCAAATTTCTCTTGAAGAAATCCTTCCTGACGAAATGAGAGATGTCGCTCCAGTAAATTCAGACAAGAAAGCTCCTTTGACACCAGAAAAGATAAGAGAATTCCTTCTTAAGAATCCCAAACTTACTCCGGCACAAAGAGAAAAAATCATGACACTTAGCGAAGAAGATTTGAAGAAAGTTATGATTGCTATTTTCTCGAAGACAAAAGGAAAAGGAAGTAAGAACGGAGAAGAAATCAGTGATAAGTTTACAGAGGTATTTGTTTAATGAATGAGATTTGCGCTTTGATGTGTGTTTGGGGAAGATTAGAAAGATTAGAAAAAACACTTTCACAATTAAATGCGCAAACATTTAAGAATTTTGATTTATATATTCTTAACAATAATCCACAAGAAAAAACATATGTAGAAGACTTGGTTCTTCAACACAAGGGAGATCTAAATATAACTCTTTGTCATTCTGAAATTAACCTGGGCCCAATGGTTAGATTTTTAAAAGCAAAAGAATTAGATTATTCATATGCCGTGATTTTAGACGATGATGAAGATTTCGGCATTACAATGATGGAAGTCTTTAATGCGGAAAAAGAAGAAAAAACATTGAAGGCCGTTGTTGCTTCTGACTTTAAAGATGATTTTACAAAACGCAAAAGAGCATATGATGGCATTGCTAAATATCTAGGACCAGGCGGCATGATAGCAGACATGTCTATTTTTAAAATGGATGAATTCTGGGAATTATGGAAACCGGAATATTATGTTGCTGATGATTGCTGGTTAAGCTATTTCGCACAGAAAATAGGATGGAAGACAACAGTATCAAAAGCACCTTTATTTTTATCCCGGAGTGATGAGAATTCAATGCTTAGACAAAAAACGATACAAGACATTAAAAACAATTTCGTAAAAAATTATGAATGGACGAGTTCCATTAAAGAATAATTGATAATTATATCAACTTATGAAACAACAGGAGACATTATGAACGATAGTACAATTGACCGTATTGCAAAAAACATTATTGCAACCATTAACGTTACCTATACTGAAAAAGGTAGTCCTAAGCACAGTTTTAAGACGGGTAAAGATATCATTAGACTTTATGATAATCCACAAGCGGTGAAACGTTTCACCGCTGTTCTTGGTGGTAAAGATTGGGATAAAGGTAGTCCTAGTATTAAGTCTATGATTCGTTTTGATGAAAACGGAAAGACTTCTATGACTTCTGGAACAGAAGATGACAAATTGGGTAAGCCAGCGGTATTTGCTAGTTTGCCAGCAGTTCTTAAGTCCAAAGTGATTAAGCTTATGGGCGGAAAATACGACGGCGCACAGGACTAAAAATGACAACAATTCAAGACTTATCAAGAATGAGATTCTTTTTTCTCGATGAACTAATTCAAAAAGAGTTCAAGGTTTTACAGTCAAGAATTGAAACCGCAAAAGAGGAAGATGATAATTTTTTTGTTGATTCAAACAAAATGTTACATCTCATTGGGAAATACGAACCACAGCTTAAATCGGAAATGACTAAAATTGTTAGCTATTTAACCGGTTTATTTGATGGCGAAAAGTTTGAGAAAAAAGTAACTAGCGATTTAGATACCGAAACTTTCGAATTCAAAGGCGTGGTTAAATATTCAGAACTTGTTTTCGGAATTAAAGGAAAAGTTCAACTTGGCGAAAAGGCATGGATTTCAGTTTTGCTTAATACGACAGAACGTAAGTTTTATGATGTTATGTCTTTGATAAAAGCATTGAGTCAGTTAGAATCAAAGATTGAATCCATTCATGAAAAAGCAAATCAGGGTGATGAGAAAACAGCGGCAAGCGGTAATTTTCAGCAAAGCCTTAAAGAGTTTATTGAACACGGTAAAGACTTAATGGAACAATATTTCAATAAGAATAAACCTAATGGAAAAGGATATAAATGGATTTACTATTTGGAGCCAAGCGTAGGTGGTAAATATGTCAAGCTTGTTTCTGGTTCAATGATTGTTGATCTTGATTCTAAATACACGAATAAAAATCCAGAACCTAAAGATTTTAACAGTCGTAGCGTATGGGCTTTCATTAATAAAGAAACTGGAGATGTTTACAAACCAGCAAGTTGGAATGCACCGGCCAAACATGCCAGAGCAAATATTTTTGATAAGGAAACTTGGAAAAATGTAACAGCACAAGGACCGAATTATTTAAAGTAAGGAGAGATTATGGACACGAACAAAGAATTGATTTTTATTGCTAAGGAACTTTGCGCTGGTAATGTTCAGAATCTTATTTTGGATTATTTGAAACTTCACAAACAAGGATATTTGACTAACATGTCTGCGATGCGTGAATTTCGCGGCATTAATTTTGGCAGTATTTTAAAATCAATGGAAGTTCTTGAAAAAGCTGGAAAGATTGAAGTGATTAAAGGCGACACGCATAACGGAATATTGTTAAAGCTTAAATAAGTTTTGATATTCATATCATTTTTAAAGCCTTCTCCCATATAGGCTGGTCTTTAGAAATTAATCTCTAGACTGTGGTTTATGAATTAACCCACGAAGGGAAAATAAATTCAGGGTAAAAATTATGGCAGAGCCTCTAGTAATTCCAGAAGTTAAAGCATTTGTAACTGGCGCAACACGCGGACGCGCCAATTGTAATTGGTGGCAGTATGCGCGCGATGTTAGAAACGTTGCACGTAACTCCAGAATCAACCTTCCTACCGGTGCAGAACTTACAGCTATCAAGACTTTCATTGACATCATCGTTGTATGGAATGGAACCGCATATGTTGGAACACGTCCATGGTTAGGTCTTAAGCTTAACATTAAGGCTATTTCACAAGCAACAAACTATGCCGGAGATACCGCTGTTGAACCAAATTATATTTTGGTTAAGGTTTTGGAACATATTAGCCGTGATTTCAAAAAGATCCCTGTTAATAATGCAGAAAAATCCGCAGCCGATGTTTTGATTGCAGCAACAGAACCTCGTAGACTTGGTACGGGCCCGTTATTCGGTAACGTTGCTGGCGATAAGAAGACCGCTTAATCTTATGACGGTAAGGAAACTTACCGTATGAATCCGGGAATAATCCCGACAATACAATGGAGTATATATGGACAAGAAAACGACTGAGAAATTTATTCTTTCAAAAAACCTTTTCATGGGATTTATTGCAAAGAACTTTAGTGCTGGAACTATTTTAGACGTTAATCGCAAAGAAAAGGTTATGATGATTAACGGAACCGAGTATACCGATTTGCGAGATTTCGATATCGCAGAGAAACTCAAAGATAAGAAAGGCGTGGCTTTTATCGTCCCCTATACAGAAACCTCTCCTGTAGTAAAAGCAATTCTAAAAGCCTGTAAAGCAAGTCTCGAAGTTAAACAAGCAGAAGCCGTCCCTAAGATGCGCGTAATCAGTTCAGATCAAGATTTGGTTGACGATATTGATATCACTGATACTTGCATAACAAAACAGAATGCCCAGAAAAAGGTTGAAGCAAAAACTGTTAAGAAAGATGCGAAGATGGAAGTTATCAGAGATAATGATGCTATTCAGCCATTAGGAGAACGCAATATTGCTGAAATGAAAAAGAGAGTTGAAGAAAAGAATAAGCCAGCAAAGATGCCAATAATCAGAGACGATAACATGGGCGGAATTGGTTTAGGAAAATCAAGGAATGAAAAACCAGCAGTTAAAGTTGGTCCCGTAAAATCTGGAACTAACCTTCGTAAGAAGTAAGAGGTATTTATGTTTTACCGTTATGAATGCGAATGTGGGGAAATTACGGAAATTCAATGTACGATTGCAGAAATGACTCGTACTATTGTTTGTCCAAAATGTTCTGCTGTTGCAAAAAAGGTAATCGAGGCCCCGACTCTGGTCGGGGTTTCCTCTACAAGAAGTGCGATTAACAAAGAAATTACGAAAAAAAATATTGAAGCCGGAAAGAAATGTCGTGGAAGTCACAAGTCTATGAAAGGCTAACAGGAGATTTATGGAAGATCCAAAGTTAAAATATTACAGGACAAGTGATTTATATTTTAGTTGCTTTTTGTTATGTTTAGATATTCCACTTAAACATACAGAAAAAGAAAAAGACAAAAATAATAATGATACCAAAGTTGTTTTCGTTTTTGAACTTTCTGACGGCGTTTTAATAAAAGCGAAAGCTCTTTATTTTGGGGGTTCTGGAACAGTAATAGCGCGAAAGTTTGTTGATAATATGAGAAGTTTAAAGAGTTTGTGTTACGTCTAAATAAATAATGAAAGCTAAACAAAGTCAACTTCACAAAAAAGAAAAACTGACTTGGTTAACAAAATGCCCTATCTGTGGCAAATCTCATACTAATATTTGGGTCCTGCTTTTAAATCAGAAAAAGAAAATATATCAAGGAATATGTTCTAGCACAAAAGAACTTTTCGACATAGAAATAGTCTGACGGCCAATACCCGTCAGATTTTTTTATATTTTAAATCAAGTAGAGGCAAACAACATGGCTACATATCCCGGAACATATATTCCACTTGGTTTAGGTTCTTCAGCAAGAGCTTCCCAATTTATTGATGAATACTTGACACCTAAACTTTTAAGATTTCGTCAAATTGAATCAAATGACGAACAGCTTACTCTCGATTATGACAGAGAGACCTGGCGTTGTGCCTGGGGAAACATTTTAGAAATGGCACCGTTTAAGATTATCCGTGCCGGAGAACGAATGATGCCAGATAACTACGAAGTTGGCTATGAATACGGAACTGTTACTTTCAAAGACTTAAACGCACAAAATCAAATAGTGGCAGGGAATCAAGTTATTAATATGTCTGGTCCTGATGGAAGTCCAGTTATCGATGTAATGGGAAGTTATGTATTTGATTATTTTCCGGCACCTGTATTAGAAGGGCTAACAGTCAACGCGATTAATGTTGTAAACACGGCAGGACAAGAAGCCTCTCCTACTCAATACACTTTAGAGAATTGCCCTAAGTATTGGGACGGTGTTATTGTTGACCTAGCTTTCGCTATGTGTATTGAACGTTTGCTTTTAGATTATGATTTATGGAAAGGTCGTTTAGTATTTGCTATAGGCGCTGATGCAATATTAGAAGGACAAGGTGGAGATATCACAAGTCAGTTGACAACACTCAAACAAAATGCAGAAGACAGAGCTTATAAGACTTTAGATAATCCTAAATTCAAAGCGGGTGGATATTACACTTCTGCTCCTACTGTTAATTACTGGAAGGCTATCAATAGCCCCGGAAGCAGTGGTGGACAATATAGCGGAAGACTTCGTGGATGGAAGCCAAACAGGATTGGAAGATAAATGAATATTCCCGTGGAAATAATGCGTATTGCTAAAGAGTTGGTTGCTATTGAATTTGATACTCGGGAACAAATGAATGACTATCTTGAAAAACATCCAGGAGCTGATAAAAGTTTACACCATGTAAAAGATCATACAGAAAAAGAATTAAACAAATTTCATATGCTTGAACCTTATGAATATCCAAAACCATACAAGTATCCAAAAACTCCTAAACCACCACATCCGCCTCATTCACCGAAACCACCAAAACCATATAAAAATCCGGAATTAACAAAAGTTAAGCTTTTAAAAAAGTAAAACTTTTTGATAAAAAGGATTAGATTAGAGAAGACGATGAATTGTCGATAACATTTTTAACACTTCATCAAGGAACACAACATGAATTTAAACAAAGAATTAGGCGCGATTAAGTCAATCATAAGCAAAGTCGGAATCTTATCACGGGTTCAATCAGAAACGTCTAAGGTTTCACGTAATGCATCAGTAACGGACGGAATTCATGAAGATATGGATTTTGATGTTGTGATAAGATGTGCATCAAAAGATTTTGCTAATATTCAAAGACGTGTTGCTTCGATTAAGGGCGTAGTTACAGAAAAGATTGCAGAGAATATTTTAGGCGTTAGAGAAAAGAGGTAATAAATGTCAGAATTGTCACCAACAACTGGAGAAAATTTTTACAGTGGAAGCTATACGAACATAGCTGAAGTTTTATCTGTTTTGAAAATCGGTAACGGCAAGCTAGACGCAATGACGAAAGAAACGGTAAACAGTTTTCAAGAACGCGCAGACAGAGAGATTGACGGAATTTTAAACGATCTCTATCATACTCCATTTAGACACAAATACAAAATGAATCCACAAGGAGAATATATTCTTAGTTTTCCGGGAGATTTAAGACAGGCTGCAATTTACTTTACGGCTGCGATGTTAATAGCATCAGAATTTCAAAGTGCTGTTAGTAATACCAATGACGCCACTAATGCAATGTTCGAAAAAGCAAAAAATATGGTTTATGATTTAAAACGCAATACTCACTGGATTGCGGCAACAGAAAGAAAATCTCATATTAGCCGTACAATGCCTACAACATGGCAGCCGGCTTCAACCAACCAGGACAAGTAAAACTATGAATATAGCTAGAGAACTTATTAGAATAGCCAAACAACTTAATCCACCAATGTCGCCAAGACAAAGAGACAAAGTTAGAATCTTAGAGGAAAACGGAAACGACATTGCGACTTGGGATGCAGAAGGAATTTATATGCAAGGAATTAAAAATCCCAACATGAAATATACCGTTTATAGTAATGGTAATTCTGTTCACGGATGGAAAGGAAATATTGGATAATGAATATACAGACACAACTTATAAGAATTGCCAAAGAACTTAAGGCAGAATATATGAATGATCATTCTACCTTTTGGTATAACGTTTATTTTGCCTCTTTGATTGATAAACAAGATGAAGATAAATCGGTTGATATGTCTGTTTTTAAATCAAAAACAGATGCTTTCTTTTTTACTCTTGAACATTCTTTAAAAGACGCTGCGGCAGGATATGGCGTAAAAATCGTTTTAATTGAAAAGAAAATTTTCAACCCTAAAAGATTTTGGGTTAAGGTTGTTGGAATGAAAAACGGAAAAACTGTTCAGTGCGATATCAACTTTGAAAGAGATAAGGTTTTTGTAGATGGGTGGTATAGATACAACGAAGACAAAATGATTAAAACAGTAGCAGATGTAGCATTGGACGTAATGACACAATGAATATAAACCCACACTATATAGCGATAAGAGCAATAAATTTAATAGAATCCTATAAAACAAAAATGGATGCGATTATTAACACCTATGAAACCGGAAAAACATTAACTTGTTTCTCTGGGATTAGACCAACCATTCCTGTAAATCAATATCCATGTTTTGAAATTGAAACACAAAGTAACGATACTCAGTGGGGAACAACAAGAGGTCAGAGACATACAGTTAATTTCAGGTGTTTGATTTCTATTTCTTGTTCTAAGCTCGATTATAGAGAAGAGTATATTTGTACAATGGCAAGCATGATTGTTTCTATTCTTCAAGATCCTAAAAACTTACAGTTTCCGATTGAATGCGAAAGCCCGATTAACGGAAGATATGTTTTAAGCGTTTACGACAGTATGGTTACTTCTGTGAGTTACAGTTCGACTAAAGAGGGAACGATTGGTGTTGCTGAATTTACTTGGGTTGCTAATGTTCACGAAAAAATACCTGATATAAACTTTACTGCTGTGCCGGCACAAATGCCAGGAATTGTTTCTCCAATAATTAAAGAGGTTAGATAAATGACGAGCAGAGATTCCAAACTTGTAGCCATAATAAGAACCTCTAAATTTAATAGGTATTCTCAGCTTTTTCTAAAAGTAAACAGAATTGCTTATGTTGATGCCCAGCTTTACGATGAATATCAATCAAAGATAGGTCATAACCCAGAACTTTTTACAGATTTAGCAGAAGAAGCTTTAAGAGAAGCCGTCGAATATTTAGACAAAAGCATTCAGGTTTTAAGATCAATCAAGTCAGAAGCCGACCAGTGCAAAAGCAAAGCGCGTTCTGCGGGCTTTCAGAGCGCCGACGCGCGCAGCAGAATGTCAGTTGCAATGCAGCACTACGTAACAATAGAGAAGGACTGGGAGGCTTTAAATGGCCTTGCTGAAGCATTAGAGCGTTCTGGCTCAGAAGGTCAGGAAAAGATAGTAAGCAATGACATTCAGAACCTTCTAGGAGACATTTCAGATAAAGCATCAAAAGCAATATCTATACTTTCTGACTTAAGAACCAAAGGTTTGGATCAATTAGGAATTTAATATGGCATTACAAACATCAACAGTTAAAACAATTATAGATCAAGCTGCAAATCAGTTTCATCAAATAGAGCTTGGGGTAAATTCAATTAACGGAAATAGTCCCGATTATTTCCCTCTTTTCACACAAGACGATGATTACTATTTTGAATTTACAATGAATCAAAGTGTTTCTGCTGTTGACAATTGGAAACTTAAGTCTTTAATCTTGGCAAGTCCACTTAATCCTTTGATTGGTTATTTGAATATGTATTTCGCAACAAACATTGAAAGGACTAATGTTGGATTTCCAGGAGCTTTAGACAATTATCTTTATGACAATTCTTTAACTTGCTATAAACAATTTGCAGATGCTCAGTATTTTGTAAGCGGATATAAAATGTCTGGAGTTGTTGTTGAAAATTCAGATGTGTGTATTTTTGGAGAATTTGGTTGTGACACGCAAGGAATTGGTTATTTCGATTCTTTGGTGAGCTACCAAACCGATGATATTTCTGCGCCTTATGGAACATATGATGCTTATACTTCTTTTGCTCCAACGGATCAAGTTGAAGTAGAATTTGTACACGGAACAATAAATTTTGATATTCACCTAATATGCAAAGACAAATACGGTGAGGCGTTTGTGTTTACACAACAAGTTTCTGGTACAGCCGGAGAAAAGGTTAAACTAAATTTAACAGAGAAAATTTCTGGAGTTAGTGGACTAGAAACGATGTATAGTGGAGTTGCAAACGATTTGGTAAAAATACAAACAATCGCACCGGAGGTTTAAACTATGGCACTTGGATATTCTGGCTTTGCTCAAATTATGGATGGTTCTACACCTGTAACCTTATTGGCTACAAGTATCAGTATCAATCCAGAACTTAACCCTATCGGAAGCAGTTCTGCGGTTGGTTATGGTTGGTATAACGCCGCTGATATTTCTCATTACGCAAACGGCGTAAGAAACTATCGTGGAAGTATTGGTTTCGACATGCAAGGTGATACCGTTTGGGATGCCATTAATAAGTGGGCATTGATAGAACGCGTATATGCTAAATCCTTTTCACACTCTCCTGACGGTACTCGTATTTATAACTATACAACCCTTGCCGGAAATACAGAAGCAAACAAAGATGGAGCTTGGTGTACGAGTTTGAGTTTTAGCACTTCTACAGATTCCGTCGTACAGGCGAATATCGGAGTCTTAGCTCTTAGACGTACAGAAACAGCAGTTACGGGTAATGGATATTTTGATAATCGTTACGGAGCGATTGCAACAGACGGAGATTGTAATGGAACTTTCGGATCAACCCTTCCTTTGAACCCGGGTGTTGGTTATTTGACTGGTAATACAAGTCCTATTCCTTTCTGGAAAACAGGTGCTAGAATTTTGATTAATAATTTAGACCCCGATTCAGATGCTGAAACAGTTTCTTGGGATGTTGCTTTGGAAAATAACACACAGATTATTAAAACATGTAACGGTCTTGATGATGGTGATGGTTACGGACAAGCTTCTGCTATCGTTCAGGGTGCCATGTCTGTAACGGGTAATGTTGAACTTTATAAGCATAGTGGCGTTTGGGATCCAGTGTTAGCTTCTACTGGACACCCTATTATCGCGAATACGGCAAGCTTTGTTGTTAAAATTCAAATCTCTTCTACACAATATTTAACCCTTACTCTTCCAGCAGTACGTTTAGAAAGTGATAGCTATGATATGAATTTACAGGGACCAACAAATCGTAAGTTTAGTATTAAGGGACTTGGCGGTAAGTGTGGTTCAACACATATATTACCTCCAATGATTATGTCATAAACAGATTTCAACAAACTAAGAGAGGCGAGGCCAAAGCCTCGTCTCTTTTGTTTTAAAACGGGAGTAATAAATGTTAGGCTATGAATCATATGTTTTGTTAAATGGAACAATTATTCCAGCAATTTCCGCCGATACCTCGGAGGATAGAACAAGAATTGATTCAAGCGGTGTTTATGGAGGTGGTATAGAAATAAACACTCCTTTATCCTCACCCCATTTTTATGATTGGCCAGCCATAACCGGAAATGTTACTTTTGAAGCAAGCAAAGAAACGTTGAATGTTGTTAAAAACATGATATTTCATAGGAATACGCCATTTGGTATTAAGATTATTACCAGAATAGCTGGAGAACAAGAGGTTAAAAAAGCATGGTGGAATTCCATAAGCATACAAGCTTCAGAAGATTCTATTGTTAATATAACGATTAGCTTTGTTGGAATTGAAAGAAATAGTTTTGCTGTCGGAACCTTTAACGGATATTGGGAAAATGTAGAAGGCCTTTATGGTTCATTTTGTTTTAATCCTATTCCATTTTGGAAAACAAAAATTAACGGAATGGAAAATGTAAGAGGATGGACATTCACACTAACTCAGGATGTTACAAGATTTTTAGGTTGTATGAATTTTTCAGGAAATGTTCCAAAAAATCCATATATTCTGGGAATCGGAGTTCTTGCTTGTGATATGAAAATTCAAACATTACCACCGGATAATTATGTTGAAGATATTTGGGCAATGCCAGAAACATTTTCTGGAAGTTCTGTTATTTCTTCTAGAACGCCTCTTTCGATTATATTGGATAATTATAGTCTGATAAATCTAAAAGGCGAATTAGTACAAGTAAGTGACCCTGTTCAGGGCGGTTCAAATATTGCGAACCTGGATTGGTCATATCAGATTTTTGAATTTTCAGAATAATTTCTGATAAAAATTCCTCTTATACAGACTAAAATCTGACAATATTATATGCACTTATCATGTAGAACTTATTTTCAACATGGGAATATTAACTTATGACTGTACAATCTAAATCTGGCCCTCAGCAGGCTCAGCCTATTCAAAGAAGGCCACAACAAGAACCTAACGTAGCATTAGGGCTTATGGCTCCCGGCAAATACGAAGTAACTCCGGATCAAACCTTTACCGTCTCTATTCTAGTCAAAGAATTTAAAGGTCGTTGGATTATAGCAGACCGCGCAGATAAGCAAACAGAAGAACATAATATCGTTTTCCGTATTTGGTCTTATGAAGAAATGATTGACTTAAGAAAAAGATGTACTAATTATGACGTTTCTAGAAGAATGAGTATATCTGATAATGATTTATTAAACAGACTGAAAATTCAAAAGCTTATGGTTTCTTGGACTTTCGGGAAAGACAACCCACGTCTTAATATTCAACATGTTAATGGTGTTTTAACAGACGAATCTTGGAAGGCTTTTACTAAACTCAGTTCTAGTATTGCAGAAAGAATAATTTTAGAAATGAATACGGTGTTAGATTATGGCGGATAATTACGACAAAGTGATTAATAATGAATCCGAATATGGGAACGATAAGGTTGTAGTAAAAGTAAACGTCAGCCCTTATCAAGGTTTCTATTTGCCAGATAATCAAGGTAAAGAATCTATAGTTTCTGTTTGGAATAAAATGACTATTGAAGATAGTATGGTTATTGAAAAGATGAGTTTTCAATTTAAAACTATAGGTCAAGTAGATGCTTCTGGTATCGATTATATTGCCTATCGTTCTATTTTGTTTCGCAGAAATCTTTGTGCAATAGAAGACTTTTGGCCAGAAAGAAAAAACGGATGGATTGTTGAAAAAGATTGGAACAGAATAAAAACATTTAATGCTATGATTTTAAACAGTATGTTGTCTGATTATGAAATGACAACGATAATGTCAGAGGAAGATGAAAAACTAATAGACAGACAATCGGTTACACTTTTTGGAAGCGAAAACGGAAGGGTGGCAAATCCACATCCTGCTGTTTCTATGTATTGTTTACTTTCTGGAATATGGGAAAAGTTTGGTTTGGATATTACAAAAATCAAACAAATGAGACAAGAGGATTATTCTAAAATTAGAGCGGTTATGGCAAAAGAGTCAGAAATTATGAAAAGGAATTTAAAATCAAAATGAGCGTAGACACATTAACAAGTATTAGATTAGGATATGGTGGAAAAGGGTTTCTTAATGGAACCCAAGTTTTGATTACTTCTGGAAGTATGGAAAGTTCTGTAAGTATTCAACACCAGTCTATGTATTCCATGCCTAACACAAACGAAAGTCGTTCAAGAGTTTTACACTCTGACGGAACGGTTCAACATACGGGAAGTATAAGTTTGGACTTAACAACTTCTGCTTTGGATGTTATAAAATCCATCTTAATAAGGAATAAGAAATTTTCAGTAAGCATTTATGATGGAACTTTCGGAAAAACAATGAATCATTGTGTTGCAACCTCTATAGAAATTAATGGTCAGCCTTCTGGTTTTATTACCGCTACGGTTAGTTTTATGTCAGACTTTCCAAGTGTTTCTGAATCAAATTCTAGTTCGGCAAACAATATGAATACATTTATGAATGAAATTATTCCTTATTGGTGGAGTGGAAATTCATATGTAAGAGATTGGGGATTTACCTTTAATCAACAAGTCACTCCAAAATATGGCAATAAAAATTTGTATAAAATGACTAATGAAGGAGTCTTGGCTAGTTCTCCATTATATTTGTTCGTAGGCGAAACAGATTGTAGTTTGGATTTTACAACTTTTTGCCCTTTGATTTCAGATAAGGTGTATATTGCAAATAGCGTATTTCGTTTTTCTGGAAGAACAAACAGTAATGGATTTAGCGTGAGTGGGGCAAATGATTTAGGTATGTATAAATATAATATCATAAGTCATGCATTGGGAAACAATGAGAATAACGTTTTGGTTTTAACCTAACAAAGGAGAATATTAATGAATGAACAGACAGTTGGCGGAGAGAATTCTACAGTTGTAGAGACACAGACAGGAACAGTAGTTGATACGCAGGCCGGAACAGAAACTATAGATATTAGCAAGGAAAACTTTGTCGATCCAGAAGGTATTGAAAAGGCAGGTTTTAATTCTATACTTTTAAAGGAAGAAGTAAAGCCTCAAATGTTTTTGGAAGAGAATTCACAGGTAAGAATTGATATCGAAGTTCTTAGCGATAGGAAAACTGGAAAGATTATCAGCGTGTTCAAAAAGGGCGCTTTAGATTTTGATGATATAAAAGATGTTTTTTGCAAAACATATCAGTGGTTTGAATTTACAATTCCAAGTTTTGAAGATGTAAGCTTTTATCGCCAGAGAAGTTCTGTTAATCAGCAGAGATTGGTTGATAAGAATTTGTTTAGAAACTTTATTATTGCAAAACATCTTAAAGATTGGTCTTTAGAAAATGATGGCAAAAAGATAGAACTTGATTTTGAGTTTGATGGAAATCTTTCAAAAGAAAGTATTCGGTTTGTAAATAGAGTTCCTACTATTATTTGGGATGTTGCATTAACTGCATTTGAAAGGGAAACTTTGATTTCATAAGGGGTAAAACATGGCAAGGGATAAAGCGGCTGAAAATCAAGTAGCAGGTGAATTTGCTGGACTAACATTAGATGAGATGATTGAAAAATTTGAATCTAATGGTTTCCGTAAATTATGGAAACGGCTATCCGAAGATGTCCGCAAAAATATCCTTATTAAGACCAATGTTGTTGGAGCCGAAGATGTAGAAGATTTAATACAAGCTTTTGATAGATGTGCTGGAGCCAGTGAAGAGTATTTTAAAAAGATAGACAAGTATAGAGGCGTTCAAAAAGCTATTGGAATGGCCTTTAAAGAAGGTTCTGTCCACATGAAAGAATATCTTGAAGAAGCGGGTAAAAACGGCGGAAAAATTGCCATTATCGCAGCGGCAAGTTCCTTTCTTTTAAAATCATTGTCAGAACAAGCATCTAAATTTAAGGAATCAGTTTTAGAGCTTAAACACTACAATATCGAACAAGAAAAATTTCAGCGCACGTCTAATAAGTCAGCAGGAGAAGTTGCTTCATTAAGAGATTCTTTAAATCTTACAAGAAGTGACATGGAAAGCTTTTTCAGCGTTATGAAGAAAAGCGAAACTCTTGGTTTTGGTGGAGATCAGCTTAAAGAAACATTTCAGTCTTTGAAAGAGGTTTATGGCGACGATGCCATGAAGATGATTCAAGATTATCAAGATTTACTTTCTCATATGCCTGATTTAAACCTCAGAATAAAAATGGATCCAAGCTCAAAAATGACAAGTGATGATTTATATGAAATCATGAGTTCTGGAAACATTGATAAAGTAATTGAGTTTAAGGCGGCTGGACTTCTTGGTGGAACAAAAGAAGAATCTAAAAATGCTAAGTTTGAAAACACTCAAAAGAAAATAGATTATACTCTTGAAAAAATAAAAGATTCTATAAACGATTCTCTTCCAACGGCAACTCTTTATCTAGCTCAGCTAAACAAAACGGCTACAGATACGCTTAATATCATAACAGAGATTTCTGTAATAGTAGGAGCTCTTTCTGTGCTCGAATCTCTTCCTAGCCTATTTGGACAAGCAGGAACAATCGCAAGAGTAGGCGGTGCGTTTGGAGGCGCTGCAGGAACGACATTAGGTGGTCTTGGAATAGGAGCGGGTCTTGCCGTCGGTATTGGAGGAGGAGCTCTTGCTGCTGGTGGCGCAGCTCTAACTTATGAAGAAAAGAAGACAAGAGAAGATAATGGATACACTCCGTCTATCGGTGAAAGATGGAAAGCTGTTTTTGGTGATAGAAATAGCGATGATGCAAGAATAAATAGAGGTTATGGACTTTCTTGGTCTGAAAATAAAAGCTCTGAAGACATGTTCAATGAAAAAGTACCTTATAACAACAGAAAGGAAATAGGTCAAGAAGGACCAAAATTCAATTCAGAGGGACAGCGCGTTTCTGGAAAAACGAGAAACACAAAAGAATATTCTGGTAGAGTTAAAGACCTTAACAGCATGTCTGCTTCTGCGAAAGTTTTCGAAAAGATGAATATGGACATGGAAAGATATGAAGCAAAAATTCAGGATTCACAAGAGTCAGCAAAAAATTTCATGGAGATAGCAGATGTTGTTGGCGATAGTAAGGGCTATTTCCAGGAAATGACAAAATATACCGAAGTAACAAAAGAACGCTGGGCAAAGGACCAAGAGCTTGTTGCAGCCGCTATTGCAAACGCAGAAGCTATAGATGCCAAGGGCAGAGAATCGATGGGAAAGGAAGCATATGAGCAAACAGACACATATAACATGAATAATAATCTTATCCTTAAAGGTAGAAATGAATTACTTAAAAAGCACAAAGAATATAACGAAGCGATGTTAGAAACTTTAAATGCGGCAACCTTCTTGGCAAATGAAGGTGCTGTAAACTCTACAACTAGACGCGGATTACAAAGAGGAGCATCTTTTGCTTCTTCCATGGTTGACGTTTCTAGAAGAGAGGGTGGAGAATTTGGGGCATTACAGACTAAAAAACAAGCAGATATTAATTTAGCAAAAGATACCTTAGCCGGTAAAAAAAATGCAATCGCTTTTATGGAAGAAAAGCTCAACATGGAAAAGGATCTTTATCAGAGAAATGTTTACACACAGCAGCTTGTTCAGCTGGACGAAGAAAGAGCGCAAGCAGAAGAAGCTTTAACAGAAGCATTAAAAGACACATCTGCTTGGGATTTTGTTACTGAAAGAATTCAGAATTTTCAACAAGTGTTAGAAAGCACAGAAAAATATGTAAAAGACATAAACGGAAGTTTTACAGAACTTAATCCTGTTTGGGAAGAACAACTTAATATGGCCAAAAAAGAAGCCGATGTTAAAAATAACATTTTTGAAGAAATGAAAAACCAGGGAGAATTTAAGCCTGGCACTACGAAATATAATATGGCAGAACAAGAAGCTTTAAAAGCTAGCATAAGTGCGGCACAAGAGCAGCTTGCTTATGCTATAAAAGTTCGTGATGCTAAAAAAGAAGAAATAGAATTTGCTTCTGGCTGGTTGAAGGAACAAGCGGATTACGTTTCTGAAATGGGAGGAAGCTTTGGTGATGTGTTAATGTTAAGGGCTAAAGGTATTCAAAAAGAACGCGAAGAAATTGCCGTGCTTGATGATTATCTTAAGACTTCTGGAGAAACTGGCTTCAAAAGAGAACAGATGGAAGTTGCACTTGAAAGAAAAAAGATGGATTTAACTAAGCAAACAATCGGAGCTCAAAAGGATGCGTTTGAAAAGTTTGCAGGTATGGCTTTTGGAGCGATGAGTGATTCTGGCTTTAAGCGTGGTCGCATGACAGACAGCGTTTTAATGGGAACGGCAAATACTCGTGTTAAAAACCAAGCCGGTTTGTTTACTGGCGCTGGAGTTGGTCTTACAAGAGATCAACTTAGTGCAGTAAATTCTTCTGGTGGATTTAATCCGGGGACTACAATCGGTGGATTAAAACGAGATGAAAATATTAAGACACCCTCTCAAATGTTAAATATGGAAGCACAGAAAAAGCAATTAGAGTCAGCACTCGCAACTCCGGCGCAAAAAGTTGATGTAAAAACGGAAATAATCGTTTCTGCTTCTTCTGACTTTATGACAAAGGTTAAAGAGACGGTTAGATCAATGGCGAAAGATCAGAGTTTTGTAAGAGATATTTTAAATAGCGGAAATGTTGTAACAACCGAACAAACTAAGGGAAGATAATGTCATCATACACAAATGCAATAACAAAAGATGCAGAAATGCCAACTGCTGGACAAAACCCAGAAGTAGTGATTGGTACTGATGTTCCTTATGGTAGTCCTGTTGGCTGGGCGAGAAAGATTTATACCAGAAGTCAATATTGCCAGCAAGATTTAAAACCAATGATTACGAATACTCCTATGCCTAAGGATTATTTTAAATCAGGCATGGATACCTTGTTCGTTTATACTTTAGGAACACAAATAGCGAAAGCCTCTTCAATGCCTAGCTTTATGACACAAGACAGCTATGCAAGCAGCTTTGCTAAAATGCCTTCTGGCTTTTTAACTCCTCAAAAAAGTCTTATGCCTAAAATGTTAGTTCCTTCTCAAAACATTATCGATAACGGCGTATGGGAAACTGGTGATTGTGGTGTTTTTAATTGGGCTTTCGATAAGAAAGAAGACACGCTGGCATATACTTGGGTAACAACACAAGACGCACAAAGCATGACTGTTATTAAAGGTGCTGCAAATCCGGACGAAGATATAAAACCTTTAGAAATGAAAGTTACACTAGATCCAGCTAAAGTTTATCTTCTCGGAGAAGGTAAAGACTTCGACAAAAGAAATATGATTGGTGGCGGTGCTTTTCAAATGGTCTTTAGTTTTTTTGATTTGAACATGATGGGAGATTTATTGAGAGCGGAAGGTAATCAACCACCAAACCCAAGCTTAGATACAAAGTTTCAGCCGTCTATTACTTTTGAGCTGGGAGACTTGCATGTGGCAATTGAATCTGACGGAAGATGTGTTGCCTCATGGAAGACGGGTCAAAAGAATTCTGCAATGGTAAATCTTATTAACGGAATAGGAGAAGAATGCATTCCACAAGCAAAGCTTAACGAAAAAGATGCAAAGACTTATGTGCTTACCGTTTACCCATGTTGGAACGGTGTCGTTATTCAATCAGGAGTACAAAATGCTCAGAACCTAATTAGTTCTTCTTCTGCTTATTTGCCTGTAATTAAAGAAGCTTCAATTTTTGATTTTGCAGATTCGACTCGAATTCCTAACGGACAAGAAGTTAGTTTTAACCCGACTAACCCAGATCAGGTTTTTGTTAAAATGAAAAAACTAAAACTTGATGTAACACCAAACCTTGGAAATTCTACAAGCAAGTTAATTCTACAAATAAAAAATTGCAGCTGTAAGGTTGCGTTTGCTCCTATTTTCTTTCATACCAAAATGAAAATGGATCATGTAATAGTTGGAAACAGAGATACGACTAATTTTAGATATGCATACAAGGCATATCCTATTTGGACAGATAATAATACTTCTTATGTTTTAGAAACAGATAGTGGAGCCATTAATTTTGAAGTCGCAAAGGATGCTATTAATGAGCCATACAAGCTTATAAAAGGTGAAAACACTTTACAAGCAAAGTCTTCCGGACGTTATGAAAGAATAGCAGGAGAACTTTTTGGATGCATTGTTGAAATGTCAGAAGAAAAGATAGCGACAACGCCTTCAGCTCCTGGTGCATATCAAAACGGATTGAACGGATGGAAAGATTACATAACGAATGTTAGTATTTCAAACAGATTAGATTCTGCAAACGGAAATATTACCTTTGATAAATATGGTGCAACAAACGGATTACAAGATTTTGAAATACAACAATGCGTTGGGGCACTAAGTCTTTCTGTTAATGGTTGCTACAACACTAATGGGAAAGCTAGCGGAGATACAAGCACTTCTTTGTTGTTTAGGGGATATAGCTGGCAAACCTCAGAGTCTAAAAACAATGCTGGCGCTGATGTAACTATTACTTTAATGGGCGTAGAAAAAAGATTAGAAGATGGACATTTGGTAAATCCACCAATTTTTGACGGATATAAGTTTGGAGAAGTGGTTGATTATTTGTGTGGAGAAGCCGGAGTTGTTGCAAATCTTGCTTCTGCAGATCCCAATGTTCAGTTAATGATGAGCACGGATATCAATTCTGTAATTTATAACTGGACGACCGGTATGGAAATTAAACAAGCATTGGATCAGATATGTTCAGATACAGCACATAATTATACACCTATTGACGGAATATTAGTTTTTTACAAAATCAAAGAAGACGGTACTCCAGATTATTCCGGAAACAATTGGGATGATTATGACGGCACTAAGATTCAAAGCATTGAAACAAATCCGGATTTTGAAAACATAAGAAACAAGATTTGGCTTATTGCGATGAAAAAACCTTCTGAAGGACAGCTCAAAAACTTTCAAGGAGATTGGCCAGTCTTTCCTATTAGTTCTTTAAGAAAGAATACAACAAACCCTATAATTCCTTGGGATAAAGCAATTACATATACTTTGCCTGGATTTATGAGCGAGGACGATTTGGACAAGATTGCTGATAATATTCAGAGATCGACTAAGAAATATGAACTTCTTGGATCTACAACTGTGCCGGGAGTAAATGTAAAGGTTCTTGATACTTTTATGCATAATTTGATAGTAACTGAGGTCAATCACACTATAGATTTGGTAGGAAAAACCTGGACAACAAGCCTTTCATTTATGAGGAAAACATGAGTAGCATAAACCATTGGGTATCGAATCAAATGAAAAATTATGTAACTGGAAATATTTCCAGTTGGATGAATATGTCAAACAACACAATGGCGAAAAATGTTCCCGCAGTAACAAACAGTTTAGAACAAAACATAAACTATATACAAGTTTCAGATTCTTATGTCGTAGAAGAGGAAGATAATTCTAATCCCGCGAAAGTATTAGAAAAATATTTAGGGTAAAAAATGTCAACGAATTCATACTTAAATCAAACAAATTTTGGCTATTTTCAAACATTGGGTTATGGCGATAGAATTTGGCCAGATGTAGAAACAGAAAATTGGCAGACAATTGAAAACAGACTTCTTTCTGTCAAGAAAGAAAATTCGCTTATTACAGAAGGAACATTTACTTATCAAACAATTGATCCTTCACTAACTCAGGTTGTGTTGACACAGAGCGGAATACAGGCATCGTTTGAAGGTTGTATAAATGGTTCATACTATAAAATAATGAACCCATTAACGTGGGATATCAACACAAACGGAGATGGAGTGTTTTACCTGTATTTAAGACAGGTAACAGGGGAAACGAATACCACTGATGTTATTAGTGTTGATGCAGAAGTCACACAAGTTCAATATTCTATTACCGAACTTTCAACACGTCTAATTATGGCCATTGTTACTTTTTCTGGAAGTAGTGTTACTATAAATTCAGCTCCAACTGGTCAACCAAAAATTAACACAATGTTGGACGGAGAAGTTTTCTATGACACGGTAATAAGCGCAGGATTGGATCAGATTCTAGACATTCATGATATTCTTAACATAAATCCGGTTAATGCGACTGTCGTTAAATATGTTGGATATAGTCCAATTTCTTTTTCAAACCCTCTTTTGGCAACTCCGTATATTATTTGGATAACATATAATACAGATACGGACACTTCTAAATTTACAATTCATAATGTTTCTCAATATGAAACCATTGGATTGAGATTATTCATTAAATATTCAACATCGTAAAATATATGGCAAACGAATTTAAAAAAATAAAAGAAATTGACCAATCAAAGTTTTATAGCCAATCAGTTAATTCCAGAAAGGTAGAATCTATTCAGTTGAATTCTGGAGAAGCTTATCTTTTCTATGTTGACCAATGTGTTGATGGCGGAAGCTTAACATATGATTTGGAAAAAACAGTAAAAGGTGAAAAGACAAAAATAGCAGAAACAAAATTTCCCGATTCCGAAGGTTTGCCTGTTGGACTTCGCGTTTTGACTGGTTATTACAGAATTTATTCCGATGCTGGTAAAACAAATATGAGCCCTGGCGGAATGAAGTGGATTGGTTATAAAACCGCCGTTGCAGAGGGCGAACCTACTTTTCCAAGAAAAATATTGCCGATCATGGAAGCGTATTCTATAAATGTTTCTTATGATAAAGCCTTGAATCAGATTCATCTTCATTTCTGGACAAATTTAGTTATAACAGAAGGTGTCCTTCCTACTTATGGCTGGGATACTATTGCTATTCAAAAAGACGTTGGTGAATTTTATGACACGCAAGGAATGCGTCAAACAAACGTTCAAAAAGTATTATGTTATGCGAGAGGAACTTTCATAAAAGGAAGCGTTGATGCTTCTCTCTTGGATCCAGAAATGCCTTCATATTTAGATCCAAAAAATTTAGATCCATACAGCAAAATAAAGTTTGCCGATTATATTCCGATTTTTGAGCAGCCAGAAATTTTACACTCATATACCTATGCCGATTCTTTTGTTTCTGATTTGTCGGGAGGAAGTGGTGGTGGCTTTCCTTATGGAGATCAATATGTTTTCGGATTAGGAATAGAATCCATAAATACCGGAACAGACTGGAAAATCAAAATGAATGTGTGGAATCCTATTGTAAGCACAAACGGAATTTTGACAAACCCATGGTTACAGATGGATCAAGAAGGAAGTATTTCTTCTGACGGAATAATCCCGACTAAAACCGCACTTTCTGTAGAAATAAAAACAGAGGATTGGATTGAAATTGAATCTAAAGCAAACCCTCCGCCAACAACTCCGACACTAAGAATTATTGTTTATTATCAGATTGATACATATAACGGAACTGAATCACTAAAAGCGTCTACTGATTCAAGAATTGCGATGAACCTTCCATCTACGACAGCAGCAGATGATTTAGACGCATTACGCTATTATAAAATACCGATTGTTATTTTAGAAGCAAAACAAAGCAAAGCAGAAGGCGATGCTCCAGAAGGCCCTTTTACGGGGCCCGTAAAATCAGCATCAGTTTATATGGATATGGTACACGGATTAGTAAATCCTAATAGAGGTGCATAATGATTAATTTTATAAAGTATTCGCGTTGGTTTCTAGTGCCAGTATCGGTTGTTATAACCGGTGTCATATTTACAAGCCCAGCGCGTCAAGGCAAGGTTTTAAAAATAGAGGACATGGTAGAAGCGGCTTCTAAAGCCGCTGAGCTTAGCGTTGCTTATCAGTTCAATACGATTAACGTTTCAACAAATGGATCTACAAATGGGGAATCTGTTGCCGCTGTTTCTACTTATACTTCTCCAGCTTGGCCTAGCCAAAGATTACTTTCTGGAATAAACCATTTCAGTTCGGCTTCAACAAATGAATACAATGGCCGTAAGTCTTCTAGCGACTTTGCAGATCAAGAAAGTTTTTATGGTACCAATTATTGGACACAGTTTATGGGGCCATATACTAACGAAACGTGGGAAATGTCTTCTCTTTTGTATGGTACAAATATTTATGGTCAACCAGTTGTTGGAAATGTTATTTATTGGAAATTTCTATATAACTATTTAATGGATCCAGTTAAGACATATTTCGGAAAAGGATTCAAGTCTCCAGAAACAGAAAACAGTCATAGAGTATGGTGGATAAATGAAAACGGTTTTTCAGATGCGATAAATGCAGATATTGGAGAACGTAATTTTTACGTAAAAGAGGAAACAAAAACTAACACCTATCATTTATCTGTTCCGGTTGGCGGGACGATTAATCATACAATTCCAGGAACGCTTTATAGTATTACTGGGGGTGTCGGAGCTGTAAAGTTTTTAACGATGGATTCTTTTAATAGTTCAAATGCTATTCCTAAATTATATTTTCCACAAGATATGGTCATCACTGGTTTGTTGACAAATGTATATTCTTATCTTCCAACAGTAAATCTTGGTTTTGGAGACAGCGTAAACTATTCTCCAGATTCTTCTGCAAACGGTTTATGGGAAGGTAAAGGAACTTTTTGGTCAAAAGCGGGTTTGGGAACAAATGTTTGGATGTTTCATTCTGCTGAAAGATACATGACAATAACAAATATGAATGTTGAATCCGTTTATAATAGTCCAGATGTAACAAATTATAGTCCAGAGGTTGTAATAATTTATGATAGGAGTTTGTTGACAAACAAACTAACAGAACTTAAAAAGTGTTTAGATCCTCTTAAGCAAACGCTCGTGGTTAAAGACTGTTCCGATATTCTTCCATATCCAGATACAATGGTTAAATCAGAAAGCACAACAATGGTAATGACAAACTTTGATTGGACGGCTACCAGCTGGGAACAGGTTCTAACTCATTACGGCCCACAAACAACAGCAGCATATACAAATATAAGTAAGAGAAGTTTTACCGGAAGTTTAGCTCATCAGTATCTAAGTGGTGATGGAGATGCTTGGTCGTCTGTTTCACACGATTCATACTATGGCGATACTTCAGATGCCGGGTTTTTATATAATGTCGAACAATGGGGAAGCAGTTTTGAAAAGGTTGAAAATGCAAGTTTTGATTATCCTAGTTTGTGGGCTATTACAAACGGCTATGTTGATAGAGTTAGAATTTATGTAAGCATAGAATATGCGTCAGCTGCAGCAATTCCGGCACCACCTACCGACTATGTTGAAACCAGCGATAGTGGAACAGGTTGGAATTATACCGAATCAACAACTAGAACGGGAACAGCGGATTTTACTAGACCAGATTCTTTTTCTGCAATAACATACGGTTTAAGTTTTCTTTTTTCATCTATTTTTGTTCCTGGATCTTTCACTGTTTCTAATGATAGATATGATTATGGAACATTTCCGGTTAATCACGTTTATATAAACAAGATTTATGATCAAAAACCGACAGGAAGAATAAGTTTTACTTTAGGCTTAGATTCTCTTGATCCAGATAAACAAGCTTATCAACAAGCCTCAATGACAAAAAACTATTATAAGTCTGGTAGTTATATGCCGCTTCCTTATCCTTCTACCGAAACGGCAACATATGACGATACATATGATGGTCAAGACACTTGGTACAAAACAGAACATAGTTTTGCTATTAAGAAATTCTTTATTCTCGTAGATTGGAACTGGCAACACCTAAACAGTGACAAACCTTTTGTTCCTGACATAAATCATCCAGATTGGTTAAAACCTTATACGGGGTCAGTGACGAATTATTCCAAATATAATGCTACGAATGTTTTACAAAAGCTTTAACTAACATAGTTTGTTAATTATATAGGAAACCTTCCATCCTTCTGTTACTATTTCGCTTGAAAAATAAACAGTAACAACTTCTGTTCCGTAAACAAGGTTTGTAATCCAGACCTGTTCTGCGTTTCCAGAGGGAGATACAAGGACAGGAATGATAACTTCGTTTGCAAATAATTCAATATCGACATGATATGAATTTGCTGGAATATCTTTTGTAAGTGAATGAATCAAAGGAGGATCCTCTTGTGTTGTATATTCCATATTGTTTTTGAGATTAAGAGTTCCGTCCGTGACGGTATATCTATCTCCGTTTCTTAGAATGACGATAATCTGATAATAATATTGACTTGGATCTAACGTTGCTGTGTCCGCTGTGTTTATAAAGAATACAACTTCACCTTTTTCTGGAGTACGAATAATGCCTTCAATAAAAACTGCTGTTGATTTTCTAAAAATGTAAGTGGCGCTTTTTGAAGAGTTGGCAACAATAAATCTAGCTTGACCACCATTTAAGTTAATAACATCAAGGTGTTCATCTTTAACATAAACCCTTATCATGCGGTTGTCACCCTTGAAAAGTTCAATTGAATTGTTTGGCATTTTATAAAGACTCCTTGTATTTTTGTCAGTCAATCCCAATAAATTCGTAGTCCTTTCTATCGTTCCTGAAAGACTAAATGGGAAATTATATGTTGGGTTGTAATACTTCATACTTATGAGTAGAAAAACAAAAAAAATTGATAATTTACCTTAAAGTGAATCAATCTCTAAAAGAGGTGTAATATTAAATTGTTTTCAAAACCAGTAATCTTTTCCTTGTTATTAAAGGCAACATCAGCATTAGCATTAGGTCCTTATGTTCATCAAAACATAACTTTTAACAACTTTAATACGAATCAGTCTTATGGGGATGCTTCTTTCTCTCTTAAAGCAGAAGCTAGACCGTCTTATCTTCCGGTTACGTTTTCTAGTTCAAATACAAACGTTGCATCCGTTACAAGTAACACCGTAACGATTTTGAGAGGCGGTATCACACACATTACCGCAAGCCAAGCAGGAGATTTATTTTTCTACCCAGCTCCGACTATTACTCAGACACTTGTTGTTTCAAAAGTAAATGTTAGTGTTTTGTTGCCCTATTTTATAAAAGACTATGGAGATATA